TCATCGCGTTCCGCGACTAATGGCATCAATGACCTCCTGCCCAGCCAGGTAGTGACGCCGAATTATGCCCTCCGCATCCTCTCTGGAATGCCCTGAAATCTCGGCTATGAGCCGGATCTTCTCCTCATGAGACCGATCCAGATGCGCGTAAGCGTATGTGATGGCCGTTCCCCGCAGGTCGTGGAACGTGACGCCGCTAATCCCCAGCTTCGCCATTTCCTTGCGCCATGACGCCTTGAACCCGCTCGAGGTCCAGCTCTGGCCGAAGGAGTTAACAAGCACCCGCTGGCGCTTCGCCTCTTTGGCCTCATTCAAGATTGGCAGGATATCCGGGGCGGCCGTGATTCTAACCCGCGCCCCAGTCTTCCCCTGCTTGATAGATACCCTTTCGCCGTCAAAGGCGATCATTGGCATGGTGAGCAGGTCGGCTTGCCGCTGCATCGTCCATAGCGCCATGCATGCGACCGACCTGATATGAGGAGCAGCGCGGGTAAGGACGGTGTTGATCTGCTCCATCGTCCAAACCGTATCGCGCCGGCTGCCCTCGTGAAGCTTCTCGACGCGCTCAAGCGGATTCCGCAGGATGATCTCGTTATCCTTCGCCCATGCGAATAGTCGAGACAGAAGGCCGATGTGCATGTCCGCTGAGCGCGGAGCGTCCTTCATGGTATCTCGCCACTCTAGGAACCTGCGACGGCTCCCACGGGCTTCTACAGCCGCTACAGGGATGACGCCGAAGACCTCCTTGATTAGCCCGAACATCCGCTCGTAATCCTTGCGGGTGGAAGGGGCGAGGGCTTTGTATTTAGCAGTTGCCCGGAAGTCTTCGATCAGAGAACTGATCGTCCCCTCGACGGCCTTCGTGGGCCTATCCCGCGTCAGTCGGATGTATTCCTGAGTGAATGCCTTGGTGCCAGGCTTCGACATGATCCGCGGAGCACCTTTCCCCCGCCATGCGTAGTAGTAGGTTGCCGTGGTTCCGTCAGCGAGCTTGACGTTGACCTTATGCACGCCCACTAGCTTTCCTTCCATCTTCCCACGCCTTCCAAGCTTTCTCTGCCGGGTCTTCTTCTCGATCGACCACAGCGAAGCTCTTCGGCGCGAACTCGATCTCGCCTGAAGGGTGCATCGTCACCCTGACATTGTGCATTGCTGCGGCTTCGGCAGCATCCGCGATTTCGGATCTCGTGTAAGTGCGTGCTCTGCTCATGCAGGGTTGTCCACATTGTTTCCACAGGCTGGCTTGCTCATGCCGCCACCTCAACAATCCAGGCTACGCCCTGCATGAAAGCACAGAGCGCACCGAGCAGGATGATCCGGCCGGCATAGGAGAGGCAGAACGCGTACCGTGGCGTCCATTGCCGATCCTGGCCGCGCAGTTGAGGTCCGTGGATCACGTCTTCCCGCCATGCCAAGACAATGCAAGCCGCGAGGATGAGAAGGAACGGGGTCCAGAACGTCGGGAGGATGTTCATTCGGACGGCTCCCTCGATGAGGGCGCGGGGGCATTGTGAATTTCTTGCCCAATGGAATGGTCGCTGCTTGCCGCGCAGTAGCAGGGCAAGGATTCTGGACCGCGATGAACATGGTGCGTGGAGTGCCGCTCACGCTCAGGCGTCTGTTTTTCCGTGGTCATCACCATGTCCCTCCAAGAGGTTCGTCCATGTTCTTCTTGATCCAGGCCCGCTGCTCCTCTTCCGTGCCATTGGCTGGGAAGGGCTCTGCGAGCTTGGCATCGGATGGAAGTATGTGTTCCTTGCCATCGATCGTGACCCGCTTCATGAGCGGACCAGCTTGGCTCTGTCGGTTGCTCATTCTGCCGGTCCCTCCGATGCGAGGGCGGCGCGAACGCAGGCGTCAATGATGCGGTTCATGTAGTCTGCGAGGTCGTTATCGACCGTGCCGCCGTCTGCCATGCGCTCAAGAAGTTCGTCCCGAGCCTTCAACCCGGCACTGCGGATTGCTGCTTCAGTCCCCCGCACATGCGACTGGCGAGCGGGGGTCGTGTAGAGGTAGATCACCTCAGTCGGGCCTTCACTGCCGGCGGCTGCAATAGCCTCGATGTTGGCAACGTCCCGGCTCATGTGTTCGCAGCCGGTGCAATCCGTGGTCATAGCCGCGAAGGGCTCACCAAACACATTCCGCTCCTGCGCTGCCGGCATGATGGTGAACGCGAACGCCTGCCGCTTGTATACCTCGATCGCCCCGCGCACACGATCCTTCTCCGACAGATCTGGCCGCTTCAAAGACCGCTCCCACTGGCTCATGGCGGCTTCGGTGCAGATTGCCTCCTGGCGCTCGTATTCGGCCGGCGCTGTCCTGCTGTTATCGCCCAATAAGTTCTCCAGCGTCCGCCAGTCTTCCGCAGGAAGATCGACAGGCCATTCCTTATCGGCGGGGTAATCCGGCCCCATCTCGGCAACCTGTTCATTCAGGATGGCGGCGAAATCTTTGATGCTTTCGATGGTCATGGCTTCTGCTCCTGCATCTTGTTCAGGGCTGCGTTGATGGCTTCGACAAATGCGGGGCCGGGACCAAGCTTTCCGCCGTGCCGGCTATGCCAAGCGGCCCAAGCTGCTGCGATCATTTCAGGGGTGGCGCGGGTCATTGGTCTGCCCTTCCTGAAATTGGGGCTGCTAGAGACACGCCCACCATCACAAGTGCCTGGCGAGCTCGACGTACCGACGCTTCCTGCCCGGGGTTGATCCCGCTGCGCGCCTCAATCAAGCTGTCATTTGCCGGATCACCAGCAATGGCCCGCAAGGCATTGATGCAGATTGCAAGCTTTCCTTCATGCGTCTCGGTGTGCTGGGTCATGGCTGTCTGCCTCCGACGATTTTGCCTGTCCGGCGGTCAACAACTGTGCGTCCGTTTCTACTCCATAGGTGATTGGGGTTTGGTGGCGAGGTCAGATCGGCTATCGTTCTCGCTCCAGCGTAATAGCGCCCATGCACTAGGCCATAGCTGAGCCCACTCAAGTCAGAGATCTGACGTAATGTCTTTCCTTCTACCTTCACGGTGATGCACCGATTAGAAACCTGCTCCATGGCGGGAGCCCACCGTACGTTTCCTGGCTCATAGTTGCCGGCTTGGTCAGGATGTCGATCGAGCGTCATCCCCTTTGGTCTGTGCCCCATGTCTGCAAAGAAGCACTCAAAACCCGTCATGCCATTTTCGCCATGCAGCCACCGGTCGCATATTTTGACACCCTTGCCGCCATACAGGTTCCAGTCCTTATGCTTAGGGTTCAAGCACCTCGCTCTCATGGCGTAATATGAGCCATACTCAGGGCTTGCTCGTCGATGCCGCGAGTGCCCGTGCGTTGCGTTGGGTTGGTTCCCAGCGCGCGCCAAACATCCACACGACTTCAGCATTCTGGCTGTTAATTGATACCCAGGCTTGATGCAGGTCGCTCCGCAATCGCAACGGCATATCCACCACGCGTGGTTCTTCCCGCTAACTGGCTTCAACGAATGGAATTCAACAGCTACCAGCATGTCGCTCCGGACTCCGGTGATGTCCTTAATCTTTCCCATAGCCAACCACCTCTCCTGTTTCCCGATGCACGACCGAACCATCTAGGCAACGCTTGAGCTTCGGATGGCTTAATGATGACTTCGCCTTGGCGATGCCGAGATGCTTGGCCTTGACGCGCTTGGCCTTGGAGATGGCCGCAACGTCTACCTTGTCCTTCTGGCGCCGGCAGGCTTCGTGGGCGGGTGCGCAGTTGTCGTCGCTATCTTCGCCGCCTAGACCGAGTGCCCTAAGGTGCTCCACGGTCCACTTCTCGCGAACGCCGTCGATCTTGTTTCGGCATAGGCAGCAGACACCGCCATGGGCCTCGAAGATCCGCAGGCGGCGCATACGGCCCATGCTCTTGCGCGGGGTGGTGCCAACGTCGGTCACTTCCCCACCTCCATCTTCGGCAGGCTTTCCACCTGGTCATCAAGAGCGGTACGCGGGCGGGTCCATCCGATACGGTCCCGCATGCGGTTGACCAGACCGGCTGCCATAGCCGTAGCCGTGGATTGATCGAGGAGGGTCATGCCTGGAGTTCCTTCTCATCCATTCCCGCGTAGGCGGCTATGACGGGCACAGCTCGATGGGGCGGCGCTTCGGATAGGACTGCTTGCTTGCAAACGCGGTAGATCGATCCGGCCTTTTCCTTGATCGCACTGGCAGTCTCGGGCGGGCATAAATCGCCCACGGCGAGGCGCTGGTTGTTGAGGATGGCGAGGTTAGCGTCAGTGTCGCCACCGACGTTCGTCGCGCTCCACAACATTCGGGCTGCGGTCTTGAGCCATTCGGCTTCCGTAAGAGAGGCAGCGGGCGAAGATCCGGGGGGAGGAGGATCGCTATCCTCGCCCGCTGCGGCCGGTGCACTGGCGGTGTCTCCGGCGGGTTCCGATGAAGGGGACGGTTCATCGGAATTGGGTTGATCGGGGTCTTTCGGCTCTTTGAAGATGACTGGGTGTTCGGGGTCCGCGCCGAAGGCATAGATCGCCTCGATCATGTTGCTCATCTCATCGACCGTCATGGTTGACGTGTGGATGCCGAGTGGCACGACAGTTCCGGGGTCGATACCGGGCACCACCTGCGCCTTGCGGAGCGAGGCGGTGAACATATTCTTCCAGTCCTCGACCTTCAGCTTCACGCCGTACCAGACTACTTGGTCTGCCACTTCGCCCAGCATCGCGTGCAGCTTCGCGTTCTGCTCGTTGGAACGGGTCTTCTTCCGAAACTCCACGATTGTGCCGGCCTCAACCTTCTGAGCCCAGCGAGCCACTTGCTCACGGTCGGAGGGATGATTGATGATGACGGTCGCACGGGTTGTCATGCGGCCTCCCGTTCGCCGTAATGGCGGATCCGCTCGACCAGCGCTGCAAGCTCGTCGTTGAACCGGTCGATCTCGCCGGCCATGTTCTTGATGTAGTCTTCGTCGCGATAGACCCGCACCGTCAGCATCGGCAGGCGAGGCCAGTAGGAAACGAAGTCCCACCATTCGCGCTCGGATAGCCAGAGATTTCCCTGCACCTGGGCGACATGCTCGGGCGGCAAGCGGTTGCGCTCCAGCCGGTCAATCTGGATGTGCGGGAGCGCGGTCTTGATCTCCAACCCGCCGTTTGTCCCGACGAGGCTATCCGGGCTGGCGCCCTTGTTGCCGTTGCGAATGAAGCCGACGCGAACGATTTCAGCGGATTCGATGAAGGCGTAGGTTTCCCGCGCCTCATCTTCCATCACCTTGCCGCGCTCCATGTGACCGTTGGTGAAGCCCTCTGCGACTTCGCCTGTGATGATCTCGCCGGCAAGCTTGCGCATGTACTCGCTGCGCGTCTTGCCTTCGCCCTTAGCCATGACCGTGGCGAACTTGCTGGCGGTAGGGATGCCGAGACGAGCCTGAAACCACTCGTCCTCGCCCTGCTCGAAGATGAAAACCTGCATCATGACGCGGCCCTCTGGCCCATCTTCGCCTTGCGGTCATTCAGGATGCGAACGGCACTATCGAACTGGCTGGCAAGCATGTCAGGGACACAATCGATCTTGCCCAACTTGCAGAACCGCTCGACATCAGAATTCGTCTCCTCCAGGAGCTGAAGGATGACCTTCACCTGCTCCGGAGAAATCCGTTCCGGTTCCTTCTCCTCATCAGCGGCCTTCCCGTCGTCATCGTGGCTTACAGATAGGCCAAGCGCGAGCTTGAGGGTGTAGCGCTGGAGATAGGTTACGGCTGACGCTATGGCCTGTAGGCTGTTCTTGCCGCCGGAGTTATCGGCACCAGCGGAAAGCGGTGTACGGGTCGCGTGACCGTCCACATGCTCAAGAACGCACGTAACAGTGATCGGGCGGTCAACGCCGTTGTCGCTTTCGAATCGGTAGCTAAGACCATGCTTGGTCAGGATCGGGGTAACCTGCTCCTCGATCCCTGCAAGGTCTTCATGACGATAATTAACCCGCTGCTTCCCCTGCGGAGTGTAGTCGACCTCGCGCGTCTTCATGATCGGGCGGATTTCTGCCTTGGCAGCAGCAACGGCGCGGGTAAATGCAAGCTTAGCGTTGCGAGCTTCCTCACGGTCCCGTAGGTCCATCATCTGCTTCAGGATGTCGGCAGAGACGCCCATCTCGAGGGCGCGGCCTACCATCTCCATAGGCGTGAGCGCTGTTGGCCGGCGTTCTTCCACGTCGGTCGGCTTATGGATTTCGACTGCATTTCCCATTTTTGCCTCCATGGCCTGTTTTGCTTTCGCGACGACGCCGAGCGCCAAGCCGCCGATCTGTTGTTCCGTGCCAGCGGGATCGATCACTTGCGCCATGCTGTGATCTCCTGCTTGTCGAGGGCTTCGTGCTTGTAGTGATCGTTGAGTTTGATTGACCCGCCGACGATGACGGCGAGGGAGAACACGAACGTGAAGACGGCGAGGTAATCGCGGAACGTCACGCTGAAGAGCGGGACCGTCTTGCGTTCGAGCTTCGCGGCGAGGTTGATGAGAGGGACTGCTGCAGACTGGCATTCACGGCCTTCGCAGCATCCAGAGAAAGCATGAGCGGGGCAGCAGCTATGCATGGGAGCCTCCTGCACGGGCGGCGCGGCGGAAATCCCCGACCTTCAAATGCCATCGGCTATCAGCCAAGGGCGCCAAATCCATCTCATCCGGCCATTCTGGCGAGAACTCGCGCTGCATCTGGTGGATGAACGGCTTCAGCGCCTCGCGCAGTTGGTTGTTCGCTCGGATCAGTTCATCGCGCTCACGTCGAACCGTCTCAGCATCGGCTGCATGGTTGCTTGCCTCGACCTTAAGGGCGGCGATCTCAGCGTCCTTGGCGGCGGAGACGTGGCTGATGATGTTCTCTGCCCGATCCAGCGCGAATTCCCGGCGAAGGTGCCAAAGGCTACCCGGGATGCTGTCCCGGCCGTCCTCGAGAGCCTTCCATGCTTCGCCGTCGATAATGAGAGCAACGGAGTCCTTCATCGTGTTTTGCTTTACCTCACCCATGGACCGCCTCCCGTGCTTCCTTGCGGGCATGATCCGCGGTGATGCGGAGGGGAGCCGAGGCTTCGAGGTCGTCCTTCCAGAGCGCCCACGCCTTGCTGTTGCGGACGTAGGCCGGGAAGGTAGGCTCATCGCTCAAGCCGAAGCCCTCGCGCTCGTCGCGGTCGTACAGGTACTGCCGAGCGGCATATTCGGTGATGTCTTCGTGCGCCCAGGTATCGGTGCTGACGCGAAGGACGGTTACGATCTCATCGTCTGCAAGATGATCCAGCATCTGTGCCACGGTCAGGGTCTGGCCGAAGAACTCGCTGTTGCGAATGTACTGGCGCTGGATGCGGGCACTGCAGACGACGGCGACGAGCGTTTCATTCGCCTCGATTGGATGCTTGCGTGTCATGGCTCTTCCCCATTGCCGCTTCTGTGCGGCGTGTTCATCGGCTTTCCAATTCCCCCGAGAACCGGGAGAAGCAGAAGGCGATGCGGTTAGGCGGCGCGAGGGCCGTGCTTGATGAAGGTGATTTGACCAGCCGCCAGCTGCCGCGCGATGCGGGCGTTATGCCGATCGGACGAGTGCGGGTAGCGCGTGCCGGTGCGGCGGCGCTTGGGATGGTTGAAGTCCACTACCGGTGTGTAGCGAATGGCCGGGGCGTCCAGCATGGCTGCCGAGATGCCGGACATTGCCAGCGCTGCCCCAATTCCGAAATATCCGTAAAGTCCGCGCATGTTCCAATCCTCTAGTTTTCTGTTGCGGTGTAGATGTTCGAGGCCCGCGCTCTCACCGCGTTTTGCGAGCTGCTGTGCTACATGACCGCCTCCCGGGTGGAGTGAGCGGAGCGGTGGATCAGGCGATGAGCGTGACGATGCAGGTGTTGACGCCGGTCCCGCTCGACTTGAAGGAGCCTTCCGGCAAAGCCTTCATCGTGCCGCTGTGCGCTTCAACGAAAGCGCGGAAGTCGGTCGTCATCTTGTTGTCGCGGAACATCACACTGTTCGACATGATGGCGACGAGCTTCCCGCCGGGGCGCAGGAACTTGAAGGCGTGGAGAACGTGCCGGATATCGTCTTGCTTGGCGAAAGGCGGGTTCATCACGACGCGGTCGAATCTTGCCTCAGGCTCTTCCGCGAGGAAGTCGGCAACCTTGATGTTTGCCTTCGGCAGGATTGCATGAGCCTTGGCGGCGCGAGATAGGTCGATCTCAAAGCCGGTGATAATCCCGCCGCGCCGCTCAGCAGCAAAGGCAATCCGCCCAATCCCGATGTTCGGCTCAAGCACCTGCATCCCGGCCTCGATGCCAGCGATGATGGCTACTTCGGTCGCGAGACCCTCGGGCGTATCGAATTGGCCGAAGTCCTGCTTGGTGACGCGATATTCGCCGGTCAGAATAATTGGCTCGATCGCGTCGATGGCATTGCCTTCGAACACATGAGCCTTCTTGCTGCGGTTCCACTTACCGCCAGCTGCCTCGAGAACCTTATTGGTCTCGACGTAAAGCTTGCGGTCCAGGTTTCCGTTCAGCGTAAGCAGCGCGCCGTCGATGGTCGCGGCATCCAGTACTTTCAAAACGTCTTGAGCAATCTGTGGCATTTCCGTTCTCCTCGTTCTTCGCGAGAGATCGGCGCTTCCGCTTCTTCGTCTCGCTGCTGATGAGGATGAAGGTACGATATGTACCCCATACTGTCAACAGGTGAGGGTACAGATAATACCTTATTTGTTGACGTCGAGGAAAAGGTCAGCCTATGCTTAGGGCGTCGGAGGGTTTGCCTTCCGACTAGCCAGACGTTTCGGGGCCACAGAGAGCCGACTATCTGGTGAAGACGCGCAAGGTTGGGGTGGCAAGCGGTGAACCGGCTATCAGGTTCAAGGGTCTGGCAAGCGCAAGGGTATCTGGAACCCGCCAGTGATCAGCCTTCCTGGGGCTATAGAAACCAGACATGAACCGGACAGGCTACGCACCGCCATATGGTGTGCCGGGGATGCACGGAAACCTCAGAATACTCAGTCGAGTGCTGAACGTGCAGAATCCCGCGCATTGGCTCGCTGCCGGTGCGTAGGGATTTTTGTGCACTGTTTCCTAGAAGCCTAGTCGTTGCTGAAGGAAGACGAGAGGATAAACCTCAGACATATCTTCCTCTGAGGGGAGTAATTAGAAGGGTGGGAGATGGCAGCTTCAGGCTTAGGAGACCCCGCATTCATTTCGTGAAAGAGGGGGCGGTTACCTTGGAAGGTAACGTCGGCGGCCGTGCAACAATTTGCACCAGCGGAAATGAAATTGATTTCACCGATTTGCAAAAATTTGCAAATGGACAGCGGCGCCGAATGACGCACAAAAAAACCCGCCGCAGCGGGTGGATACGATCAATTTAAAAATTAAATGCCAATTGTGTCGGCTGCACAGCTAGCTAGCTCGCTAACTTGCGCAGCAGGTAGCATGCCTGCGGCAAAAAATCAAGCAAACGTTGGTTGACTGATTCAAATAATAAACGAAATGAATTCCATATTCCGTAATCAACGGATTGATGGAGACCGCTATGAGCATCAAATCATCAGCTTTCGGCGGGGTAACCTTGACTGGTGAGGACGCCAAAAAGTTCGTCAACCAGGTAACATACGGGCGTCATAAGAAAGAAGCGACCGAAGCCGTAGCACGTGGTAGCGCGATGGCGAAGTCCTTCGCTCGTGACGGCAAGGTATCCCTTCGTCTGAAAGATGGCAAACTTGAGCACGTCCGATAGCCTCGATATCGAGCTTGTCATTCGCAGCATTGAACCCGGGGATAACATCTCCGGGTTTGTTTTGGCGGGAAAGACAAACCGTCCTTTGAAGCAGTTCCTTCGGAAGGAAGCGAGCCACCTCGAGACAAACAGTCTCGCCAGAACGTATGTTCTTTCTGAAGAAAGATCATCTGACATCATGGCCTTCGTAACGCTGATCGTCGGCGACGTTCAAGTGTTCAAGGCGCCTGACGCTGTTCATGATGGGGACTTTCGCTTCCGCTATCCTTCCTATCCGGCCATCAAGGTGGCGCGGCTAGCGGTGTCAGACCGCCACCAGGGCAAACGTCTTGGGAAGGTGATGATCGATTTCGCCTTGGGAGTGGCGAAGGAATACATATGCCCAAGGGTAGGCTGCCGCTTTGCAACGGTCGATGCCAAGAAACAGTCGGTTGCGTTCTACGAAAAATGCGGTTTTCGTCTTTTGGACACACCGGAAAATTTAGCTCTCGACGAGCCGTTTATGTTTATGGACCTCAGATAGGTCGCTCTTCCCACTAAACCTTCGCCCTTCGGCCCCGATACGTCTGCGGGGGTGGCGTAGCCTCATGGGCGAACGCCAACACCTCCAGCCAGGCGGCAAGTCCGGCCGGCACTTCCTCCATCCCGGTTTCCAGCGCTTCAATCCATGACAGCTCGCATTGCAGCGCCGATGCTAAGTTGATCGGCGTCCACCGGATCACGCGGAGGCAGTGGTTGAAGCGTTCGGGTGTCATGCTGGCGCGCTCACGTTTTAACCTTCATGAATCAATTGCTTGCCGTTATTCGGATTCCGCAGCCTTGAAATGACTCTACGTTTTGTTCACTATTGGTTCTTGTTTAGCGTGTGGTGGAAAACGGCATGACGCGGATCTACGATCGCATCCGACCCAAGTTCAAAACTAAAAACGAAGAGATCGTGGCTGGTCTGTTCGCCGCTGCCGGCGCGGATACGCCCGCGGCACCGGAGGTCGTCATCAAGCGTAAGGCCGCAGAAATTTCTACTCTCATGGCGCTCATACACGGTGGAGACTGGCAGGTTCAGATTGATCACGAGAGGGGCTATCTTCTGATTGGTCGTCGCCTTTAGGCAGGTAAAAGGTAACTAATCCCCATAGCGGCTCAATCGCGGCCTCGGGGAGCCCTTCAATCTGGCGGAGCAATTCTTTGACCTCTGTCTCGCCTTTAGCTTTTCGGGCGATGGGTTTGGATTTCGTAGGCGATCCTTCCCCCAAGTAAAGCCATTCAAGGGATACATCGAACAGATCGGCATAGACCCTTCCATCGGATACAGAAAATCCGTTCCGTCCAGATTCGTGACCTTTGTAGACGTTTTCGTTGATCTGCCCGTCAGACGCAGAGACGACACCCTTGGGGCCGGAAATCCCTGCCGTCTCACGGGCGGCCTTCAGCCGCTTTGCACGTTCTTGCTTCTCGAATTTTTCTTGGTCACTGGCCATGGTCTAAAAAATACCCGCGAGCAGGGTACAAGTAATATCCTGACCGCTTGACAAGGCAGGGTATGATTTGTACCTTGTTTGCATGACCCACGCAGAAATCATCAATAAGTGGCCGAGCCTTTCCGACTTCGCGGACGATCTTGGCATCCAGTACGGGACCGCGAAGGCCATGCGCCGTCGCGGCTCCATCCCGCCGGAACACTGGCTGAAGGTTACGTACCAAGCTGTATGTCGCGGGATACCAGGCATCACACTTGAAGTGCTGGCTGCTGCTGTCGCCAAACAGGGTGAAGAAGCATGAACGGCGGGCGAGATTATCTGGATCGGCATCTGCTCAATCACATCGTTTCGTGCTCCGTGTCGGATGACGAGATCCGGCGCCAAGAGGCGCAGAACGCGATCCGTCCACTTCGTCCAGCTGTCATGGGAAAGACCGGTGGATGCTGCTTCTACTGCGGCGGTGCCGCGAAAGCAGTCGATCATTTCCAGCCTATCACCAAAGGCGGCAGCGATAGGCTTGAAAACCTCGTTCCTGCGTGCAGCAGCTGCAACAACTCCAAGAGGGATCTCACCCTTGAGCAGTGGCGGAATGCGCGGCGTCGGGCGGCAGCCGTCAAGCAAGGTCTCCCGAACTTCAGCGCAACGCAATGCGACTGGCTGAAGGGTCATGGCTTTGATGTCTTCGAGGCCGTACCGGTAGCGCTCCCGACCTTCTGGTTCGAAGACCAAGGCATCGCCGCTCCAGACGTTGAAGCTGAAGAGTGGACGCCTTCCCGTGAAGGCAGGCTCTGGGCAATCAACCGCGTCATCAGCTCCCGTCGCGAATATCTCGACCTCTATTGCCACGAGCATGACGAGAAGCGCTCTGCGGTCCTCATCAGACTGAAAGCGCTCGGCATCTCCGACGCGATCTATGAACAGCTCGCCGCTCATCCGCATGCTTGGATGGAGATTGCAGCATGAACATCTGGAACAACAATCTCTCGACGGCTCCGCGCGGCAAGATGGTCCCGGCGCAGGTTCGGACCAAGGACGGCTTTAAGCAGATCGAGCAGTACCAAAAGGAAAAGATCCTCGCGGTGAACTCGGCTCATGAGGTCGTCAGCACTTACTGGATTCCGCCGCGCTACACGGCCTCTGGCAACGTTCTGGAAGGCAACCGGTGGTCCGGCTTCAACGCTGGCGATGAACCGCTCGCATGGGCTCCGTGGCCTGTCTACGTGCCGCCGTCTCATACGAATACCGACGCCGGGGTGCAGGACGAATGCGCGATCCACCCCGCCAACCATTTCATCCTCGATGACGTAGGAGGCCAGTGAGCATGAACACGGTCGAAATCCTCAAGGCGGCTCGCGAGCTGATCGCGGATGAAAAGAACTGGCTTCAAGGCTCGCTCTATGACCGGAGGAACGGTGAGGACTGCTACTGCGCCGTGGGCGCATTGGATGTCGTTACCGAGATGGATGGTGATGCTCTCGACCGAGCGATTGAGGCGATTCAGGAACTGCTTGGCGCTGGAAACAGCATCGTCAATTTCAACGACACCCACGCACATTCTCAGGTCATTGACCTTTTCGACAGCGCCATTGCTCGCGCTGAAAGCGAGGCCGCATGACCACCACCCGCGAACCCTTTGGCCGCAGCTGGCTCCAAGGCCTAGACGACGAGTTCGACCGTCAGTTTCCGGCATCAGCAACTCCTCTGACCACACAAGACGGCACAGTCATCGTCTCGGACAGCAACGGCAATTCAGCCTCCGGACGCACTCTCCAAGAGGCCCAGGAAGCTTACGATAGGAGGCAGGCATGAGCACGTTCCTTTGGGGTGCGGTTTCTGGCGCCGCTTTCGCAGGGCCATTCGCATTTCTCGCGGCAGTCTTCGTCTTCAACGCCAGGGCCAACTCCTACCAGCAGCAGGAAGATGACGAGGCCCAGGTTCAAGCACTGCTTGATTATCAGGCCATGACCGCGCTCGAGCGGGAGTTCCCCATCGCGCGGTAATCAAAAGGGCAGAGCAGGGCGCCGTCGATCTTGGCGGATAGGGCAGGCGCCGCTCTCTCACACAGGCATTCGGTTTAGGCCGGGTTCCTTTCTAACCATCGGCGGCTCTTGGCTACGGGGCAAACCTAGCAGGAGCAACCACCGTGATCAGACAAACTTCGAACCACGAAGAGACAATTAGCAAAACCGAAAACAGGGCGACAGTGATGAGTACCGTACAGATGTTTTCTCCCGACATAGCCGCTCAATACGGGCGCAAGATGGTCGAGATTGAGAGCCGCGGGAACGGCGACCAGATGAGCGCTCTTGAGCGCGTGGGGCGCGAATGCGGGCTCGGAGCCAGAGCACTCCGGCGCATCATAAACGGCGAAACAATCCCGACATTGCCGGTCTTCATCAGGATGAGGGCAGGCTACCTGAACATCTGCGAGCGTCAAATCCGCAAGCTCGAGATGCTGATTGAAACAGAGAAGGCGAGGTTCGGGCATGAGCCTTTGGAAGGTATTGGCGCTGAGGTTCAGGCTTTGGCGGCTAAAATTGAAGCTGCAAAAAGAGCGAGGTGACAGCGATGACAGCGCAGGCAGGGCACAACAGCAAGCTAACGGATCAGGAGAACCAGGCACTGTGGGGGCACCACGTGTCAAAGCGCGTGGCTCTGCAGCGACGAAAGGACGAACTGAAAGCTGAGGAAGACAAGCTCAAGGCCGACAGCAAGAACGACGGCTTGGCCGAGAAGGAGATCAAGGACTTCCTCGACTGCATGCTCTCCAAGGACAAGCAGAAGAAGATCGACCAGTTCAACATGCAGAAGCGGAACCGGATCCGCCTTGGTCTTATTCCCGACGATCGGAACGCTGACCTTCTCGCGGATCGCGTCACCTCCGAACAGATGATTACCGCGGCCGGCATTGAAGCCGGTCTTGCCGCCATCGATCGCGCCTCACCCTACGCTCCTGCCAGCAGCGAAGATCGCACATGGCTTGCGGGCTACGACGAGGGCCAGCGCATCGCCCGCGAAAACCTCCAGAGCGCCATGGAGAAGCGGAACGCGGCCAAGTCCAAGGAGGAAGCACCCTCCGATGGCGATCCCTTTGCAGATACCGGCGACGACGCCGAATGACCCGTCCTCCCGGCGAGCTTTCTCCCAAGCGCTCGCCCACCTTGCCGCGCCGCGAATGGCGCGGATCTTCTCCCACACGGTGACACGATGAGCATAGACATTCGTATCCAAGCCAAGGCGGCACAGATCCTCCAGCACGAGGCTGAGTTTCATGGTGTCACGCCGACAGCGATCACCAAGGCAGCGATCGACAAGCTGCTCACCTCTGGCATGCTGCGGGACTTCCTGCAGGGCGTGGATCTTCAGAGCTATCAGGAGCGCCGCCGCGGCCGCCCAGCGAAGCGGAGGATCGGCCAATGAAGGTTCTCGCTTTCGACACCTCGAAGACTGCCGGTTGGGCCTTCTACGACACCACGAAGCACATATCTTCGATCGTCTGCGGCGTTCTCGAGTTCCCCGACAAAGCATCGATCGAATACTGCGCCGATCAGATGGGCCTCAAGGTCACGAAGCTGATCCGCGAGTTCAAGCCCGATTTCGTCATCATGGAAGCTGCGTTGAAGATGAGCCCGGGCGGCACGCTCGCCACCGTTGTCTCCTGCATGCTGCATGGCGCGGTTCTCTCCACCGTGGCGAACTTCGGCATCCCGTGGGGCACGATCTCGTCCGCTACCTGGCGCGTCATGTTCTACGGCAAGGGCTTCAAGCCGCCGCAGAAGATCCACCAGCTGAAGAAACCTGACCCCAAGACCGGCAAGATGGAGCGGGTTGAGAACCTCTGGAAAGAGGCGATCGTCGCGCAATGCGAGCGCGAGGGCATCGTTCTCCCGTCCAAGAAGACCATCGCCCACAATGCCGGCGAGGCTGCCGCCATAGCGGTTTGCTGGCGAGGCGCCGAGATCCACGCCGGCCGGTACCGCCCCGCCTTCCAAGGCTTCCTACAGAACCGTAACGAGCGCCAGGGAGCGGCCGCATGAACGCCTATGCCGACTTCCTCGCCCGCAAGCGCATGGTTGACCCCGCAACGGGGATTATGGCCGATTTAGACCTGCCGGCAGTCCTCAAGGATCACCAGCGCGATATCGTCCGGTGGAGCCTTCGCCGCGGCCGCGCTGCTATCTTCGCCGGCACTGGCCTTGGCAAAACCCTGATGGAGCTCTCATGGTCAACCCAGGTGGCGAACTTCACCGGCAAGCCCGTGCTGATCTTCGCGCCGCTCGCAGTCGCAGCCCAGCATATCCGCGAAGCTGGCAAGTTCGGTATCCCGGCGCGGCTTGTGGCATCGCAGAGCGAGTGCGGCCAGGGTATCAACATCACGAACTACCAGAAGATTGATCACTTCGACCTATCGGCATTCGGCGGCATCGTCATTGACGAGAGCTCGATCCTCAAGAGCACTGACGGCAAGTACCGGAACCGGCTGATCGAGGAATGCTCGCAGGTGCCGTTCCGTCTAGCCGCGACCGCCACGCCGGCCCCGAACGACTTCATGGAGCTCGGCAATCACGCGGAGTTTCTAGGCGTCATGTCCTACACCGATATGCTCGCCACGTTCTTCACCCATGACGGCGGCGATACGCAGAAGTGGCGGTTGAAGGGCCATGCCGAAACAGAGTTCTGGAAGTGGATGGCCTCGTGGGCCGTCATGCTACGGATGCCTTCGGACCTTGGCTACGACAATACCGGCTACGACCTCCCGCCGCTTCGCTACACCTCGCACCAGGTGCAGGTTGACTATGCGCCGAGCATGGAGACGGGCCTGCTATTCCCCATGGAAGCTCGCACACTGCAGGAGCGCATAGCGGCCCGCAGGGATAGCGTGGGCGAGCGCGTGAGCCTCGCGGCATCCATCACACCAGCCGATCGTCCCTTCGTCTGGTGGTGCAATATGAACGGCGAGGCGGAAGGTCTGGCAAAGGCTATCCCGGGCGCCGTCAACCTGACGGGATCAGACACGGACGACGTGAAAGAGCGCAAGATGGTGGACTTCTCCGAGGGCCGCATCCGGGTTCTCATCACGAAACCATCGATCGCCGGATTCGGGATGAATTGGCAGCATTGCGCCGATACCGGCTTCGTCGGGCTCAACGACAGCTTCGAGCAGGTGTTTCAGGCCGTTCGCCGGTTCTGGCGATTCGGTCAAACCAAGCCCGTCAATGTCCATTTCATCGCGTCCGAGATGGAAGGCGCTGTGGTCGCCAACCTTCGGCGCAAGGAAGCAGACGCCGAGCGCATGGCCGCCGCGATGGTCATGCATATGGCCGACCTATCGAGCCAGGAAGTCCGCGGCATGGTCCGCGATCGGCCCGACTACAACCCCACAATTCCAATGACCTTACCAGCATGGCTGACGGGAGAAGCAGCATGACGATCAATGCAGTCAACCAGGTGGTGACAGACCGCTATGCGATCTACGAGGGCGACAGTTGCGAGCTTATCCGCGCCGTGCCGTCCGACACCATTCACTTCGGCATCCACTCCCCTCCCTTTGAGGGGCTCTACAAGTTCAGCAACTTCGATCGGGATATCTCGAACAACGATGGCGACGGCTTCTGGACGCACTACCAATTCCTAATCCAGGAGCTTCTCCGGGTGACGATGCCCGGGCGCATCCACGCCGTGCATTGCATGCAACTGCCGACGAGCAAAATCCGCCACGGCCACATCGGCATGCGTGACTTCCGCGGCGAGATCGTCAGAGCGTACGAGGATGCCGGATGGATCTTCCATTCCGAAGTCTGCATCTGGAAAGACCCCGTCGTCGCGCAGCAGCGGACGAAATCGATCCGCCTGCTTCACAAGCAGATCACGAAGGACAGCACCATCAGCGGGCAGGGACTTGCGGACTATATGCTGATGTTCCGCAAGCCAGGCGACAACCCCGAGCCGGTTGAAGGCATGTTCGACAGGTACGTTGGCTATGGCAACGAGCCCGCCAGCATCAGCAGCCGCATTGCTTCCGGCAAGTCACCAGCGGACGCGGAGAAGTGGTTCTCCATCGAGGTATGGCAACGCTACGCCTCGCCAGTCTGGATGGATATCAACCAGACCCGCACCCTCCAATATCGCGCTGGCCGCGACGAGAAGGACGAGCAGCACATATCGCCCCTGCAGCTCGACGTGATCGAGCGTTGTATCGAGCTATGGAGCAACCCGGGCGATGTGGTTCTGACCCCGTTCCTTGGGATTGGCAGCGAAGTCTATGGCGCCGTAGCGGCCGGCAGGAAGGGGCTCGGGTTCGAGCTCAAGCCGTCCTACTTCCGCCAGGCTGTGCGCAACATCGCGGATCTCGATGAAGCTAAGACAACGGACATTTTCGCTATGGATGGCGCAGCATGAACGTGCCATACCGCGACCCTCTGCCGTCGAACATCGAGGCCGAGCAGGCGATGCTTGGCGCGATCCTGATCAACAACGAAGCCTTGGCGGCCGTGCCGACGACCTTCGCCGTCTCACACTTCTTCGAGCGCATTCACCAGAACATCTATGATGCCATCCTCCGCGGTCGCGCGGTCGGCAAGAGCATGAACCCCGTCACCGTCCGCTCTTTCATGGCGCCCGAGTTCGCCAGCGCCAAGATCGGTGACATGACAGTTTCGCAGTACCTCGCGCGTCTGGTGGTGGATGCTGTCAGCGTAGGCGGCGTGCCAGGCTATGCGGACGCAATCACCGACTATTATCACCGCCGCGAAGCTATGTGCATCGGTGATGAGGCGCACGACGCTGGTATTAAGGCGGCTGACGAGCTCGAGTTCATCGACCGGATCAAAGAGTGCCGGGACAAGCTGACCGCGATCGTCGCCTCCATCGAGAGCCGTAACGAGCCGCAAGAGACGCTTGCTGATATGATCGATGACAGCCTCGATCGGACCAATGACGCCGTACGTGGGGCGGCGCCGGTAGGTCTTGACCCTGGCATCCCTGAACTGACCGCTCTCACCGGCCCATGGCAGCGCAAGCAGCTCATCATCATTGGCGGCGGCGTGAAGCAGGGCAAGACCGCGCTCGCCATGCAGTGCATGTTCAATCTGGCTGAGAAGGTGCCGCTAGGCCTCAACAGCGGGGAAATGAGCCGCATGCAGATCGTCATGCGTGAGAAGGCTCGCCGCACTGGAATATCCTCCACGCGCCAGCAACGCGGCACTGTGAGCGATCGCGAGGTTGAGGAACTTTTGAGGGCAGGCGAGGAAATGAAACGCCTCAAGCACCTCGATATCGACTGCCGGCGCATGACGCTCGACCAGATCGACCAGAAGATCACCCGCCTGATCGGTGAGCGTGGCATCGAAGCCTTCTTCCTCGACCACATCGGCAAGATCCAGTGGACCGGCAAGATGGAATACGAGGACGAGTTCAAGCAGGGCCAGCGTGCCACATCGATCCTCAAGGATCTGGCGCAGAAGCACGATATCCCGATCATCGCGCTCACCCACCTGAAAAAATCGACGTTCTCTGACTACCAGGGCCGGACCTACAAAGAGCGGTTGAGCGCCGCAATGAACCGGCGCCCGACATATCGGGATCTGGTCGGCAACATGGACAAGGACGCTGACCAGGTTCTGATCGTGTTCCAGGCCCGACCGATCATCGCCGGCATGGAGCCCGCGGAGCAGTCCGACGACTATCCGGTTTGGGAAGACTATATGACCCGCGTCACTGGCAAGGCCGAGATCATTCTTTCCCTTTCCCGCGAGAGCGAGTTCCCACGACGCAAGGAAATCGCGTGGGACGGCAAATCCACCAGCTACGGCCCTCCATACAAGCAGGCCCAGAACGCAAAGGAGCTGTTCTGATGAACAAGTACAGCGCCTATCCGCAGCCGGTACCGGGAGGATTCCGCGTGATGATGCGGTTCGCCCGGGACAGCCACCCGAAGCCCGTCATGGGGCCGGAAGAGAAGCCGGTGATCTACCCGACCGAATCCGCGGCATGGAAGGCATGCGCTCACCATCTCCTCCGATACCTCAACTTCCCGATCGTAGCGGGAGAGGTGGAGCATCATCCGACATTGAAGGAAGCAAGGCGCGAGGCGGCGAACAAGCTCTTTCTCGGCGGCGGCAAGACCGTTGATGTCGAGGTAACGGGCAAGGAACGCAGGGAGGCAAGGGTATGAGCGCCTACTACAACGAGTTCGACCCGTACGCGGCCCAATGGCTGCGCAACCTCATCAGCAAGAACCTTATCGCGCCAGGCGATGTTGACGAAAGGAGCATCGTGGATGTCCACCCCGACGACCTTAGAGGCTATACGCAGTGCCATTTCTTCGCTGGAATCGGCGGATGGTCCTACGCGCTACGTCTTGCCGGATGGTCCGACGATAGAGCGGTGTGGACCGGAAGCTGCCCCTGTCAGCCGCTTTCGCTCGCGGGCAAACAAAAAGGCCATGCCGACGAACGACACCTCTGGCCCGCTTTTCACGATCTTATCGAAGAGCGCTGCCCTGCAGAGGTCTTTGGAGAGCAGGTTGCGAGCCCGGATGGGCGGGAATGGTTCGCCGGAGTACGTGCTGACCTGGAAGACCTGGGATATGCCTGCGGGGCCGCCGATCTGTGCGCTGCGGGCATCGGCGCGCCACACCCTCGGCAAAGGCTGTATTGGGTGGCCTACCTTGATCAAGCGGGACGGGGCCACGCTTCTCCGCGCCCGGAGAGCGCCGAACGCCACAGGTACGGAACCGATGGCTTGGGTCGGTGGATTGGTCACTGGGATCGTGACGGAGAACAGAGCCGGTTTGCGGATGGAAGTACCCGTCGGACTAAATCCGGAGTGGGCATCATGGTTGATGGGTTTCCCGGTCGAGTGGACGCAGTCGGCGCCTTCGGAAATGCGATCGTCCCTCAGTTGGCAGCCGAGTTCATAAGCGCAAGCGTGGAGGCCCGCCCATGAACGCCCACGTCCAATCACCCATGACCTACGCCCAGCGCCTACAGGCCGAACACAAGGCGCGACAGGCGCGAATGAGGGCCGCTGCGCGCCGCGTCCCGCAGGATCCGAAGGTACTCCCGCCAAAGCAGGACTACGTGCGGACCATGGCCAAGCAGATCCCGCTCTGGACGATGGAGCCAATCCACTTCGATGACCATGTGAAGGCGCTCGATCGCTGGCGGGCGGAGATATTCCTGGCACCGGCAAGCCCGCTGCGGACCTACATCAAGCGCCGCTGCGAAGAGCTCGACGTCGAATACCGCGCCATCATGAGCGTCACCCGTAGGCGCGATGTGGTGGAAGCCCGCCAGCTCATCATGTGGGAGATCAAGACCCACGTTAAGCCGGAGATCACCTTGCCAGAGCTCGGCAGGCTGTTTGATCGCGACCATACGACGGTTCTGCATGCCGTGCGCCGCGTGGAAGAGAAGAGGGCGAGGGGCGAATGAGCTACCCAGACGCCGAAGCCATCTTTGAAGAGTTCGGCATCGTCGTGGTGCCAAAGAACGTTTTCCCAGCGGTTGGGCAAACACGGGCAGTTGCAACACTTCACAGGATAGCCAAGCGTCACGGTGAGGAACACGCGAGGTTTGTCGTCATGTCCCTTGCCGACTGCGCCAACAACCGCGCGGCTCTCGATGAAACGGGGCTTTGGGCAACCTCCGACATCATCCTGGCGTTTCGGAAGAACTACCCGGCGATCATGGAGAACGAAGTCTCCCGCTTCCTGAGCTTCTTTGACGCGATACCGGTCGGGAAGCTACAATACTGGCTGTTCGGGCTGGACGGCATCACAAACAAGCGTGCGGCCCTTGTAGGCCTTATCTGGGAGCGTGCCTGCCGCGTATTTGGCGATCCTCAAACCGAGATGTTCGACGGAAGGAATGCAGCATGACCGAAGACCAGATCAAGGAACTGTTCATCAAGGCGGCCGAAGTGGATGCGAAGCTGCCAGACACCGCGCGGCCGGCGGCACTCCGGGCTATGAACCACGGCTATGTGCATGACACTGCCGACATGAACGGCTGGTTCGCAGAGGACAAACACGACGCCAACTGGGCCTGGCTGGATCCGAACAAGCTCCGCAACTCGCGCAACGACATGGGCTTGTGGCAGGCCGCGATGGAGATCATCAAGCTTGTGCCGAACGAACAGCACCGCCGCGCCCTATGGGCATGGGCTCGATCAGAGGCAGGTGGTCAAGCCTTCGCCAAGTGGTGTAAGAACGTGGAAGGGATTAGCCGGCAGGTCGGAAATTACCGCCGGAACATGGCGATTTTACAAATTACGCGAGCATTCGCCCGCAAGCCATTGCAGCATAACGAAAACGAGGAAGCCGACCACTTTACTTTTGACCCGGAAATCGGGGATAAAAGCTCTAACATCAGAGTTTGGCGCCCAGACGAAAGCAAGCCCATCTGCGGGTTTGATGAAGACCTTCGAGACTTCTCTTGGGCAGCCGCTCAGAATGAACGCCGCAGGCAGCGCGAGAAGCGGAAGGCGGCATAGAAATCGGGAAGGCAGCATCGTAATACGGTGGCGCATTCGAAACGCCACGAGGTCGGGCGCTTCTGTGAAACGCGGAAGTTAGAACCTTGGAAACCCGGATGCTGAAAAGAGTAGTGCTGCTCGTCCCTTCCCGGTCTCCATTCAGCCCCGCCTCGCGCGGGGTTTGTCGTTTCAGGAGAGAGCGATGAAGATCATCAAGCAAGGGAAGCACCCGGGCGAGAAGGTCTACCGCGGCACGTGTCGAACTTGCTCAACTGAGATCGAATTCGAACGTCATGAAGCTCGCTACCAGGTGGATCAGCGGGACGGCGATTTTCTGCAGATTGCATGCCCGACCTGCGGAGAAGATATCAACGTGAGCGCCTAGACAGAGGCAGATCATGTACATCAACTACCCAGATCACGAAGCCGAGCTGGAAGCCATGAACTTCCTCAACGAGCGAACCCGTCACTGCCGGATCGGCAAGGTGACGCGCAAGTGCCGCACGATCCCGTCGCTAGATGACATCATGCGCCCGCAGCCGCTGTTCCCAGCGCCGCGCGTATTCGAGCAGCACCCCACCCATCCGTGGTGGATGCAGGGGCCGTGGTGCGGACAGGCGGTTCAGTAGAATAATCGTACCGCGAGATGCCAAGGCCTCACCGGCCGGTAGGAATCGTTTTGCGCGTCAGGCGCGAGCTATTCGCCGCACCCGTTGTCCTTCAACAGCTTACGCTTGAGTTCGATTTTTGAGCGGTAGTCGGCGATTACTTCAGCGTCAGTTCGCGTCTCGTTTCCATCCCGCGAAAGACCAATTAGCTCGATGGTGCGGATGTTGTGCTCAAGCTCATCAATGTCCTTTCGCCACGCTGCACATTTGTCTTCCATCCCATCCTCCGAAGGTTAATCACCGCGATAAGCTCGCGCGTCTCCAAACAGAAGGCAAGAGCCATGCTCGGCACAGTGCTTCTCATCATCCTGATCCTGCTCCTCGTCGGCGCTCTTCCTGCATGGCCGTATAGCCAGGCATGGGGGTATGGGCCGACCGGGGGTCTCGGTCTGCTCGTCCTGATCCTCCTCGTGCTGCTGATCATGGGGCGCATTTAAGCGTGGCTTGGTTCAAGTCCCGCAAGACCCGCCTACGCATAGCTTGGTCAATGTTCTGGTCATCCCTCGTCGGGTGGCCTCTTTCCATATGGCTCACTGACGAGCCGATATTCATCCTCAGCCTTTCCTGGTTCGCAATCACCGCCACCGCGTACGATGTGATCTGCACCACGGAACTGAAGGACGAGTGAAAGCTGAGTAACAAAATGGCTGGTGGACGCCCAAGCAAATACGACCCCGCATATTGCGAGCAGGTCGTGGAGCATATGAAGGATGGCGCGAGTCTCACGTCTTTTGCCGCCGAGATCGGCGTGGCGAGGTCAACCATCAACGAATGGATCGACCAGAACTACGAGTTTTCGGAAGCCGTAAAAAGGGCGAAGGCGAAATGCGCGGCCTGGTGGGAGGCATTGGGCCGTAAAAACGCCCAGCAGGGCGGCGGGAACGCAACGCTCGTCATCTTCGGGCTGAAGAACATGGCCGGTGAAGATTGGCGTGAGCGGGCTTCTATGGAGCTTTCCGGCCCAGCCGGCGGGGCAATCCCGATCGAGGATCAGACGGCGACACCACGTGCGCTTGCTCGGGAGATTGCTTTCGCACTTGCCGCCGGCATGAAGGCAAAGGATCCGGGTGAGCAATAATGGGTGCCGCTCAAACGCTGGACGATATCCTGCGGAGCTACAACGCTCTCCCGGAGGAGGATCAGCACAAGATACTTGAAGCGGCGCATCAACTCAGAGACGGCCGCCGGTGGCTGCCAAACCCCGGGCCGCAGACGGAAGCATACTTCTCCGAAGCCGACGAACTGTTCTACGGCGGCGGCGCTGGGGGCGGGAAGTCTGCTCTCCTCTGCGGCGTTGCTGTCAACGAGCACAAGAACGCGCTCCTGCTGCGGCGCATCTCCAAGAACCTCAAGGGCGTCAAGCGCGAGTTGCACGGCATTCTGGGGTCATACGACGGATTCAACGATCAGGCAGGTGTCTGGCGCCACGGTAACGGTGTCATCGACCTTGGTCACTGTGAGCACGAGGGCGACAAGGAGAACTATCAGGGCGTACCACACGACCTGAAAGGCTTCGATGAAATCACCCAGTTCACGGAGAGCCAGTACACATACATCATCGGCTGGAACCGATCGGCGGATCCCAAGCAGCGATGTCGGGTGATCGCCACGGGCAACCCGCCAACGACGGCAGAGGGCGGCTGGGTCATCAAGCGTTGGGCCGCATGGCTCGACAAGACCCACCCGAACCCGGCCAAGCCTGGCGAGCTGCGCTGGTACACCACGGTCGACGGGGAAGATGTCGAGGTCGCGAATGATTATGTGGGGCCCAAGGGCGAGAAACCCCGGTCACGCACATTCATCCCGGCCCTTCTGGAAGACAACCCGGATCTTGCGGAGACCGGATACGCCTCCGTTATCGAAGCCATGCCAGAACCGCTGCGCACGATGATGCGCGAGGGTAGGTTCGACGTAGCCACCACAGACGATCCTTGGCAGGTCATCCCCACGATGTGGGTGCAGGCCGCCATGGCACGCTGGACTGATACTCCGCCTGAAGACGTTCCGATGACGGCTGTTGCCGCGGACGTTGCGCAAGGTGGTGCGGATAAGACGCAGATCCAGGCGCGCTACGGCTGGTGGTATTCGCGCTTCGACAGTTACCGCGGAAACGAAACACCTGACGGGCCAAGCGTAGCCGCTCTCATCGTCAAGAAAATGCGTGACCGCTGCAGGGTGGTTGTCGACGCTGGCGGTGGTTATGGCGGCGACACGCTCACGCAGCTGGCACATAGCGATATTGATTGCTTCGGGTTCAAGGGCGGTTCTGCGTCTGGATCCACCACGAGAGACGGGCTGTACCGCTTCAAAAACCTTCGGGCGCAAACCGCCTGGCAGTTTCGTGAGGCGCTCGACCCAACCTACGGCAGTCGCATAGCACTGCCTCCTGACCCTGAACTGCTTGCTGACCTATGCGCTTATCGCTTCGAGATCAGAGCGTCGGGCAGGGGTGAAGAAATCGTCGTCCTTCCAAAGGAAGACATGAAGGAAGCCCTTGGTCGGTCTCCTGACAAGGGCGACACGACCATCATGCTCCACGCTTCATCGCTAGGCGGTTTGAAACGCCCCAAGGCGGCGCAGGAGCGCAGGGAAGAGAAACGCCGGTCATTCCGTGCCGTCACGGCGCAAAGCGCGCTCAAGGACAAACTGAGAGGAAAGAAACGCTGATGAGTGGCCTCAAGAACCTATTCTCCAAGCCAAAGATGCCAGATCCCGAGCCGCCGGCCACCATGCCGGACGACCAGGACGAGATCACGAAGCGCGCGCGCCGCAAGCAGATGACCACGACCAGGGCGGAAAGCAGCTCGGCACAGACGAGGCTTGCCCCGGTTCCGGGCACGATCGGCAAGGAATTTACTCGCTCGACGCTTGGTGCTCGCTGATGTCTGACCAACAGGGCCGTGACCTTCTGGAAATGGACGAGCGCATGTTCTCTGCAAAGGAGAGCATCGACGGCCTTTGGCAAGAGATCGCGGAATTCTTCTATGTGGAGCGAGCCAACTTCACGCAGGAGATCAACTACGGGGCTGAGTTCGCGGCACACCTGACGGACTTCTACCCGACACTGGTCCGGCGTGAGCTTGGCGACCAGATTGGTGCCATGGTTCGCCCTGCCGACCGTCCGTGGTTCAAGGCTGCGGCCTCCAACGAGGATATCTCGCGCGATCGGGCAGCTGCGGAATACCTCGAGTTCATGACCAACGTAAACCGGGCCGTGCTCTACTCGCGAGACAGCGGGTATCGCCGCGCGGCCAAGGAGAACGAGCACGATTTCGCAACGTTTGGCATGGGCTGGACGCAGGTCAGCTACAACAAGAACCGCGATAACCTGCTGTTCAAGACACACCACCCGAAGAACTGCGCCGGCGCCGAAGGGCCTGATGGTCAGGTCTGGCACGTCCACCGCAAATGCGACATGCGCGCCCATGTGATGGCGCACCATTTCGGGGAGGGCAAGCTTCCCCAGTCGGCCAAGAACGCACTGCGGGACAAGGACATCAACACCGCGTTCAAGCTGCGGCACGTCTTTATCCCGCTTGATCTATACGAGCCCTACCGCAAGTTCCCCAAGGGCGCAAAGTGGGCCGACGTCTATGTGACGGAAGACGGTACGATCCTTCAGGAACTGCCGGCCTTTACCTTCGACTACATCGTGCCGCGCTGGCAGACGGTGAGCGGCCATTTCTACGCTTTCAGCCCTGCAACGATCATTGCTCTGCCCCAGGCTCGCATGATCCAGCGCATGATGATGACCATCATCGAGGCAGGGGAAAAGCAGGTTGACCCGCCGCTGATCGCCACGGAAGACGCGCTGGTAAGCTCTGCGGACATCACCGCGGGCGGCATCACCTACATCGACAGCGAATACGACGAGCGGCTTGGCGCTGCTCTGCGCCCGATGGAGCTTGGCAAGAACGTCGGTCTCGGCGTTGACCTCATCACCGACGCCCGCCGCATGCTGGCCGATGCCTTCTACATCTCGAAGCTTCAGCCGATGGCCTCTGCACAGCAGACCAAGACGGCCTACGAAACCTCGCAGATCGTGCAGGAATACATCCGCAACGCCCTGCCATTGTTCGAGCCGATCGAGGATGAATGGACGGGCCGTACGCTGGATCTCGTCACCGAGAAGATCATGCGTGCCGGCGGATATGGGCCGGTAGACCGCAATGGTATCCCGGAAGACATGCCTGAAATCCTGCTCGGCCAGAACATCACCTACGAGTTCAACAACTCGCTGAAGGAAGCGCGCGACCGTCAGGTGGTTCAAGGCTTCATGGAGAGCGGCCAGCTTATCGCCCAGGCGGCTCAGATGGATCCGTCGCTCGTTGCAGAGGTGGACGTTCGCACGGCTTTCCGCGATGCCTTCGCAGCGGTGCCTAACGCCCGCGCTGACTGGCTTGTTGACGAGAAGCAGGCGCAGCAGTCCCGCGAGGCGATTAACGCTCAGCGAGGCGCACAGGCGGAAATGCAGCAGATCGGAGACGGTGCGGCCGTAGCCGGTCAGGTAGGGCAAGCAGCCCAGCAGCTACAGGCGGCGATGAATGGGTGAGGTCGTCTATACCGATGGCGATCGCATCCTGACGGAGCGCGGCCAGCCAGAACGAGGACTGCGTGCAGTGCCTCGAACGTCTCCTCCAGAAGGCCAAGGACGGCGAGATATGCGGCGTTGCCGTCGCCATCCAATACACAGACCGATCGAATAGCGAGACACTTGCCGGCTTCCTCTGGAACCGCTCGGTGGTCGGCTCACTGCATTACCTGATGCGAAAGATCGGGCAGGACTGATCCGCGCCGGACGGCATCCGGTTTTACATTTCAGAGGTGAAGATATGCAAAGCGAATTCATCCGGTTAGAGTCCGTGGAGCCTGTATTCGGCACGCCTGGCGATATCGTTTGGGTGCGCCGCTCGGATATCACGATGGTCCAGCACGGGGTCATAGCGGGTACTGACGGCAACCGAAACACAGCAAGCGTGTTCGTCAAAGGAAGATCGGGAAGTATTACCATTCTGGTGCCCGAAGGCGAAGGGCAGTTCCCATCGTGCCTCAATCGCGCGAGTGAGCCCCTCGAAACCTACCGCTCCTCCAACCCGAACATCGGAGGGTGAGGGCGATGGTGAGCGTACGTACGCCGATGGTATTCAACGAGGCGATGTTTTGGGGCCGGTTACGCCTTCCATTCGGGAGAGTCATCCGCTTCGGTTATGACGGAGAAACAGACGAGTTCTGCGTCAAAGTCTATGGGAAGGAACGATCCAAGCACAACAGCCAAGGGCTATTGCGCAGCGTGGCGACTTTCTCAGTTGGTCCCAACTGCCGCTGGCTATTGAGGCCTCGTCTCTACGCTGATTTGTATACCGGGGAGCGAGTTAAGGGGGCGCGGGCGATATGGGAGTCCAGGCGATCATCGGAGGGTGATGTTGGCTGAACGCCGCTACCTCCCTTGGCTCCCCGTCACGGTCATCGACCACGGGCAGCCGGCAACACACCTCGAGCTTCGCAAGTCTGACGTGGCCGCCCTTCAGGCAGTCAACGCAGGCATCGCGAACGAGGGGCAGCAGAAACAAGCAATTGCCGCGATCCTCCACATGGCGGCGGTCAACGACCTCGAATTCCTCCCGGATGAGCACGGCGGAGACAGGGGCAGCACCTTCAAGGGCGGCATGCGCCACGTAGGGCTCCAGCTTCGCAAGCTGCTCACCCACAGTTTAGATTTACTCGCAGGAGATCCAGATGGCGGACGAAGCCAGCACGACCGACGTACAGGCAAACCAGCAGACCAGCGGAACGCAGACCGGTCAAAGCAGTGATGCTACGACCACCGCTCAGCAGGGCGCTGATACGGCTACACAGGGCGGCGGTGACAGCGGCACGATCACAGACAAGGGTGCAGGGCAGGAGACGCAGGGCACCGACGCTGGCGATCTGCAGCGGCTTCGCGAACAGTTGGCCGGCGGCGATGAGAAGTTCCTGAAGCATCTGGAGCGGTACAAGTCCGTCGACGCGATCACGAAGATGGTGCGCGAGGCTCGCCAGGCCGCTCAGAACGCCGGCAAGCCGATCATGCTGACCGACAAGTCAACCCCGGAAGAGGTGAAAGCCTTCCGCGAAGCCTACGGCATCCCTGAGGACCCGGCCGCCTATCCCGGCGACTTCCGGCAGGACTTCAAGGCTTCCGACGCGGACAAGGCGATCCTGGGCGAATTCAAGCAGGCCATGCACTCCCGCCACGTACCGCCGGCGGCCGCTGCTGCGGCGCTGGAGTGGTACCAGGACTTCGCCACGGCCCAGCAGCAGGAGCTCGACGGCAACCTCGTGAAGGTCGCCAAGGAGACCCAAAGCTCGCTCCGTCAGGAGTGGGGCGGCGAATACGACGGCAACATCGGCGCCATCAACGAGCTGATGACCTCTCATCTCGGCAAGGACGGCTTTGAAGAGATGATGAGCCTGCGGATGACTGATGGCTCGCGCCTTCAGGACCACGCGCCCTTCGTCAAGATGATGGCCCAGATTGCCACCGACTATTACGGCTCGAACGCCATCTTCAACGGCGACATCGAGACGACATCCAAGACCCTTGAGGAGAAGATCGCGGAAACGCGTGAAGTCCAGACCAAGGATCCTGAGAAATACCGCTCTGCGCAGTACCAGGAATATGTTGCTGGCCTCTATGCGCAGAAGCAAAAGCTCGACGCCCGCAAGGGCTAGTCGTTGGAGACCTCGGCAAGTTGTGCTATAAAAGATGGGCCGCAAACGGTGTACCAGCACCGCGCGGCCCTGACCAAGCCAACCTGGATGAGAGGTCGAAATGGCTGCTTCACGTATATGCTCGGTTGCCGGATGCGGCAAGGTCGTCAAAGCACGCGGGTGGTGTAATGCGCACCATCGGCGGTGGATGAGGTACGGAAACCCGTTAGGCGGGACGACAGAGCAAGGAGCGCCGCAACGCTTCATCGAGCATTTGCTCGCCGCTGAACCAACAGAAGCCTGCATCGAGTGGCCTTACGCCACGCTCCCGAATGGTTACGGGCACCTTTGGGTTGATGGCGTGGACATCGTAGCGAGCCGCTACATCTGCGAGCGTGTGCACGGCAAGCCACCGACACCTGATCATGATGCCGCCCACTCATGCGGGAGAGGCAAGCAAGGTTGTGTCAACCCAGCCCATGTGAGTTGGAAGACGCGATCCGAGAATGAAGGCGACAAGGTATCCCACGGCACAAGCGGCCGTGGCGAAAACAACCATTTCGTGAGGCTTTCCGAGGAAGCCGTGAAGGAAATCATCTCCCTAAAGGGCAAAATGACCGGCAGGGAAGTTGGTGAAAAGTTCGGCATGACCAGATGGGCCATTTACAAAATATGGTCTGGTACCAACTGGGCGTGGCTGGAAACGGAAGACGCTAGCACCCCTCGATAGAGGCTCCTAGCGACCAATACCCCAATAGCTTTGCAAGAAGCCCCCGTTGGAAAGCAACGCGGCCCCTCAGTCCACGACTGAGGCACCCCGTCATGCGAGTACAACGGCACCCTTCGTTGCGTGCTCAGATCCCTCAACATCATCAGAAGGAACCCTGATCATGACATACATGATCACCGCGGCCCAGTACCGCGATGAATGGGTGCATGAGTTTCAGCGAGGCGAGACGTACCTCAAAGACACCGTGTCCCGAGAAACCATCACGCACGGCCACTCCTCGGCCGTCTTCGCAATCGCTGGTCAGTCCAGCGGCATGTCGGAACGCGGCGTCAACGGCCTCATCCCGACCCGAAACGCTACGGATCGGCAGGTCACTGTCGAACTGAAGGAAAAGCACTCGCTGGAGAACCAGACGAGCTTCAACGTTTTCACTTCCCAGGGCGGCAAGCTCCGTGAAGCGATGCAGAAGCGCTCCCGCATGGACGCAGTTCGCGAAATTGATGACGAGATCATCCGCGCGCTGTCGACTGCGACGAACGTCTACAACAGCGGCACGGCCATCACGATGACCTTCGCCCGGATGACGGACATCATCTCCGACCTCTGGGAAGGTAACGTTGATGAACGTGTGACCTTCCTGCACACGCCGAAGAGCTGGGCCCGCATGCTGGGCTGGCAGCAGTTCACGAGCGCCGATTATGTCGACCGCAAGCCCCTCATGGGTGACGCGCCTCGTCCGATCATGTTCGCGAATGCCTGGCACATGCTGCACAACGGCCTGACTGGCCGCACCACCAACTCGGCGGCGATGTACGTCTACGCCAAGTCGGCTGTCGGTCACGCTCTCGCTACCGGCGAGATCAAGGTCGCTGCGGGCTACAACGAGGAACAGGATTACTCCTGGGACCGTGCCACGATCTACCATCGTGCGGTCATCCTCCAGCAGGCCGGCGTGCTTCGTGTCAACCACGATGACTCGGCAGCCATCAGCTAAGGAGGCTTGAACAATGGCTTATGACCCCAAGGGCCTCCACAACATCATTCCTGGCATGTCCAACACGAATGATCGTCTGTGGATGCTGAACACGACCGATGCAATCGCGACGGTCAACACGTCGAACTACATCTCCGATGGCAAGAGCCGCGGCATGATGCAGGGCGACACGGTGATCGTGAAGGTGCGGGCAAGCCTGCCTCTTGGCGATGTTTCCGCCCAGTACCTCGCATGGGTCAAGGATGTCGGCACCGGCACCGATGGTCTCGGCGTGGACATCACGGACGGCACCGTCATCGACGCGACCGACACCGACTAAGCGAACCATGGAGGCTGGCCTGCGCTGGCCTCCACCCCTCGCATGCCCTCCCTTTCCATTTCAGAAGGTGAAAACCTATGAACGCCAAGGTTCCAAAGCTCGGCGGCGGTGATCGATTCCAGCCGGCCGACTTTTCCATCCAGCGCTTCGCAGCCAAGGTGCCGGTTGGCACCACGCTCGAAGACGTGATGAACCCGGAGTACTTCTCCAACCATCTCGATCGCATGAAACCCGGCATGGAAATCACCGTCCTGTCGGAAGACAATACCCTGGACGTGCGCCTGCGGGTTCTCTCGATCACCAAGACGACGGCCACCCTTCGCGTGCTGGACGACTACAGTACCGCCGAAGAAACCAATTCCGCTGCGCTGAAGGGCACCGGCGGGAAGCAGGGTAAGCCCCAGTCTTCGAAGCCGGCCAAGCCGGCAACGTCTGAAGGTGGCGAACAGGGCCAGCAGGGCTCCGGCGCCAAGATCTCTATCGATGACGTCAAGGTTGACCACGGCGGCCCGCACCACGGCTGGCGGTTCCAGCATGGAGGCAAGGTGGTCGAGAAGAACTTCGGCTCTCAGACGGACGCACAGGCCGCTGCTGAAGCATACGTCAAGAAAGCCAACGGCGAGGCCTGATCCTGATGGCAACGAGACTCGACGTCTATAAGCAGGCCGAACTCCATATCGGCAAGTCCACGATCACCGCGCTGACGGATGTCGTGGAAGCCCGGTACAAGTTCGATCAGGCTTGGCTTGGCGTGGTTGAGGAAGCCTTCAGTGAAGGCGACTGGAACTTTGCCAAGAAGACGTCGAGCATCACGGCAACCGCTGGCGTCCCGATTGATGGATGGGCCTACTCGTTCGACTACCCGGCGGACTACCTGCGCACCGTCAGCATGGCGCCGTATGCGGCATGGCGCGGCGATTTCTACGACTTCGCAGACCAGGGAGGGGGGCTCTACGCCAACACCCAGAACCTGACCATCACGTATATCAGCAGCGCATCGGTCAGCGACCCGACCAAATGGCCGACCATGTTCTGGCGCTATGTAGCGCTGAAGCTGGCCTATGAGACCTGCGAAGCCCTCACCAACGGGACTACGAAGCAGGCTGACCTTGAAAAGCGCCTGAAGAAGGCCCTGCGGCAGGCCAAGAGCGTCGATGCTCGAAACGAAAACAACAAGCGTCCGAAGGTCGGTTCATGGATGCGATCGCGCCACGGCTGGGGCGGGTCTAGCTCGCCTATTGTAACAACGCTCGGCGGCGAAATCGTGCCGGAAGAAGGCGACGTCTAAATGCCTCGTGTGAATGCTCCGCTCTATTCCCTTAATGGAGGCGAGGTAGGCGACGAAGCTTTGGCGCGTCTGGACCTTGAACGGCTCCAGTTTGCCGGCTCGCTGTACCTGAACATGCTCCCGCGCGTCATTGGTTCGATGACGCTTCGCCCGGGTCTTGAGCATATCGCGATGCTCGATCTAGGGCCGATCCAGTTCCTGGAATACGCCTATTCTGGCCGTAACGCTCTCCTGCCGGTCCTTTCCAACGGACAGATGAGGGTCATTAACGGCCGCTCGCTTGTGTCTCGCGTTGCTGTGTCCACCACGGTCACCAACGGGAATTTCGGTTCGTTCTCCGGCTGGACTGATGCCAGCACAGGTGGGGCGTCTGCTAGTGTCTCCAGTGGCGACCTCGTTCTTGTGGGGACAAGCCAGGGTCACGCCATTGCAAGGCAGGCGATTACGGTATCATCCGCAGACCAAACGAAGGAGCATGCCCTTCGGCTCGACGTCGAGCGCGGGCCGGTAACGGTAAAGGTCGGGACATCAGCAGGCGATGACGACCTGTTCAGTGCGCGCAACATTGATGACGGCGTTCATTCGCTCGCCTTCACGCCCTTCGTCTCAACGATCTATGTCGAAATCAGCAATGAGAAGGCCCGGGATGCAATCGTTGAGAGCTGCATGTTCGAAGCCGCCGGCACGATGGTCATCCCAACCCCCTGGCAGACGGAAGACCTAACGGCCAACCTCGTAAAATACCGGCAGAACACGGACGTGCTTTATGCCTCTTCAACCTACTTCCAGCAGCGCGAGATCCAGCGCCGTGGCGATACCTCGTGGGGCATCCAGCGCTACAAGGTAGACGACGGACCGTTCGTCGCAGCCGATACCACCGCAGCCATCAATCCGACCGGTTATGTGGGGACGATCAATCTCGTGTCGGATCGCCCGCATTTCGACAGCAAGATGATCGGCAGGCTTTACAGGCTCTTCCAGAGCGGCCAGGCCGTCTTCGAGACGTTCACGTCAGCGCCGGCCAACAGCGCAGCCATTCGCGTCAGTGGCGTTGGTGCGGCACGGACGTTCACCTATCAGCTAGGCGGCACATGGTCCGGCACAATGAGGCTGCAGGTAGCCCCGGATAGTGGGGGTAGCCCGGGGGCATGGACCGATGTTGCAACGTTTACGTCGAACGTAGCAAGCTCGTATACCGACCCTGACAACAACGTCATTAAATATTTCCGATGGGCGCTGCAGAGCGGTGACTACACTAGCGGGACGATTGGTTCGAACCTGATGTACCAGGGAGGGAGCCAGTCTGGCGTGGCCCGGGTTATCGGTTACACCAGTCCAACGCAGGTGACGGCGGAGGTGCTGAGCCGCTTCTATTCGCTCAACGCCACGTTCGACTGGGACGTATCCGTCTGGTCCGATTACGACGGCTGGCCGTCTGCGGTAGAGAATTTTGGTGGGCGGCTCTTCTGGGGTAAGGACGACTTGGTCTATGGGTCCGTGCCTGATGCCTACAAGAGCTTTGATGACCAGGTGGAGGGTGATTCCGCTCCTATCGCGCGAAGCATCGGGGCCGGCACGGATCGCGGTATCCTATGGCTGATCGGCCTGGAGCGTCTACTAGCGGGCACCGACCTGTCAGAAATCTCCATCAAGGCTTCCAGCTTCGATGAACCCCTGACGGCGTCTGCATGGTTCCCGGTTGATGCGTCGACGTTCGGAAGCGCGAACGTTCGGGCGGTCAAGGTGGACAAGGATGGCATCTTCATCCAGGCGTCCGGGACTGGAGCCTATCGTCTGGCCCAGAACCAGGGCGGTGACTACTCATCGGCCGATCTGATGGCTATGCACGAGCAGATCTGCGGCGGATCGAACATCGTAGACATTGCCGTGCAACGGCGGCCTGACACTACCGTCTGGTTTGTGCTCGCCAACGGCGAGGCCCGATGCCTCACCTATGAGCCGTCCGAGAATGTCATCGCCTGGTCTCGGGTGGTGACTGACGGGCAGTTCACCAACGTGGCGGCTTGCCGCGGGGCAGGGCAGGATTCGGTTTACTTCGCTGTGGTGCGAAGCGGGACGAAACGTCTGGAGCGGCTGGCCGACATGACGGACTGCCGCGGCGGCACGGTCAACTGCCTGGCTGACGGCTTCACTCGGTTCACCGCCACCGCCAGCCAGACCACGTTTTCGGTGCCTCACCTGAGCGGGAAGCAAGTCGTTGTATGGGTTGATGGCAAAGCAGTTCGGGATCAGTCGAACCTCGCCACGGTCACCGGCGGCAACGTTGTTATTCCGGCCGTGGCGGCAGGGAAGAGCGTCGTCATCGGTCTTCCCTATGTTGGCCGCTGGAAAAGCACGAAGCTCGCCTACGGGGCCGGTGGTGGCACTGCGCTCTTCCAGCGAAAGAAGGTTGCGCAGCTCGGGCTGTACCTGGTGAAGACGATGCTCGACGGCCTTCGGGTCGGCCGAGACTTCAACACCCTGCGGCAACTGACCACGACGAGCAAGGGTGCTCCAATTGCTCCGGGCACGCTGCAGGAGGCGTTTGACGCGGACCTGATGCCTATCAGCAGCGATTGGGACACCGATAGCCGTGTCTGCATCGAGGCACGCGCGCCTTACCCCTTCACTGCGGCTGGTCTTGTCATGGATGTGACGACCAATGGCTGAAATCGTACCGGCAACGGACGATGATCTGGCCCGCGCATCAGGCGGCATGCAGTTCTCGTCCCGATGGATCGGTAAAGCAATGCACAAGGGGCGCCTAGTGGCGGCGATCGGCGGCGTATTCGAGGTCGAGGAAGGCGTGTGGTTTGGCTTCCTTGAGCTTCCGAGCCACGTTCGCCGGCCTTCTGTTTACCGGCATGTGAAGGACGTGCTGGCGCAAGCGGTCGAGCAGGGCGCTACGACTATTCGAGCAACGTGCGACATGCACATACCGCGAGCGGAAGAGATGATGCGTCGGCTGGGATTCGAGCCGACGGATGAAGAACTCAATGGCAAGGTGATCTGGACGTGTCAGGCTTCGAAACTCTCGCGCTGATTGCCGGCGGTATCGGTACGGCCGTACAGACCTTCGGCACCATCCAAGCGGGCCGCGAGGCTAACGCTCGCGCCCAGTATGAGGCCAAGGTGCAGGAGCAGCAGGCCGATGAAGCCTACGCCGCCTCTCAGCGTGACGCAGCGGAGAAGTATCGGCAGGGCCGTCTCATGCTGTCCCAGCAGAGAGCCGCCATCGCTGGCTCTGGTGGAGACCTGACCGACCCGTCTGTGCTCGACATCATGGGCGACACGGCGGCCGAAATCGATCTTGCCGCTCGCACCGACATCTACAAGGGCGACCAGCAGGCGCGGGGCTACAATGACGCCGCGAAGAACAGCCGAATTTCCGGCAAGAACGCCTTGAACGCCAGCTACATCAGCGCCGCCGGCAGTCTCTTCAGCGGGGTGTCGAATATGTACAGCCGGTTCGGCCAGCAGGCTCGGTCGACAAAGCCAGCATCGGGCTCGACGCGCCCGCTTTACGGGTGAAGTGAATGGTGCAGATCGCTACTTCGCGCGACATCAACCGGCAGAGCACCCGTTCGGGCCGTATTGCCCCCAACGCTCCTCAGGGCGGTATTGGCGCCGCGCTGGCGAACGCCGGGCAGGACATGGTTCAAGTCGCATATGACCTGAACGACCTGCGCACGCAGGAGGACGAGGAGACCCGACGCAAGGCTGGTTATGACCTCGAGACGAAGATCGCCCAGTTCCGTGACCAGGAAGAGCAGGCTTTCCTCAAGGCGAGGGAAGGTACCACCGAGAGCGGGATCGGCTTCACGCGCCAGTTCATCGAGGGCTACGAAACCCGCGTCAACGACTTCATCAAGAACAATTTCACGGGTGTTTCCGACGCGCAGGACGCCCAGAGCAGGCAGACGCTGCTTGGCCTTGGCAACAGCCTCTATGGGAAGGCCTATTCCTACGAGCAGCAGGCCAAGGCGAACTTCTACGACCGGACCACGAATACCGGCCTTGATACGATCCGCACCCAGATCCGCAATAATGCGGCTCCTTACGAGGAACTGAAGCGTCAGGGCCTCGCTGCGATCGATGCAGCGGACATGCCGGAGCCGTGGAAGGCAGAGCGGCGCGCACTGTGGGATGCTGATGCTGCCGAGAGCAAGTGGCGGTGGAAGTTCGAACAGGATCCGCAGGGCGCTATTCAGGACGTGAAGGGCGGCGGCAGTTCTCTCGTGGACAAGATCGTCGGGGTCGAAAGCGGGGGCAACGCTACCGCCAAGAACCCGAACTCATCCGCAACAGGGGCCGGTCAGTTCATCTCCTCCACCTGGATGAACATGATCAAGCAATACCGCCCGGATCTGGCGCAGGGTCGATCGACGCAAGAGGTTCTAGCTCTTCGCAATGACCCGACGATCTCGCGGGAGATGACGCAGCGTTACGCGGAAGAGAACGCGACCTTCCTCCGCAACCAGGGGATCGCCACTACAGACGGGAATGTGTACCTTGCGCACTTCTTGGGACCGCGCGGTGCAGCGCAGATCCTGAAGGCTGACCCGGCTACTCCGGTCGAGAACATCGTAGGCCGTGATGCCGTCAATGCAAATGGCTTCCTCAGAGGAAAAACGGCTGCCGACCTTCAGGCGTGGGCCGACAAGAAGATGGGCGGGGCCGGCGTAACCAGCGCGGTTTCGCGAGACACCACGTTCGATGCCATCCCCTACGAGCGCCGCGAGAAGCTGGCGGCATGGGCGGAGACGGAATACAGCCAGCAGGTCAACCGGGAACGCGCAGCGGCCAAGGATCGCTACAGCCTCCTCATCGCCACACAGCCGGATCAGGTTGACGAGAAGGTCATCCTTCGGGACCAGACGATCGACAACGGCGACAAAGCCCAGCTTATCAACTCGCTGAATGCTGCGAAGAAGGAAAGCGCCGGCGTTAACGAACTCATCTCCGCGATGAGCCAGGGTAATGTTTCGATTAACCCGTTCGATGCTGACCAGCGCAAGCTCGGCAATAAAGCTTACGAGAAGATGCTAGGCGCGGCCGCGCCTGACCAGCAGGCCACGCTCACCTCTGATTTCGTCGCGCGAACCGGCTATATCCCTGAGAAGGTGCAGGCAGAACTTCGTCGCGGTGCTTCGTCTACCGACGCATCGCAGATGGCCCAAGCTATGGAAGCGGCAAGCGTTCTGCAGAAGAACGCACCGGTTTCGTTCGGAGCTTTCGACGGCAGCGCGGCAGTCTCCAAGAACTTGGACCTCTACAAGACCTACACCCAGACGATGGGATACTCGCCGGACGAGGCCGCGCGTAAGATCATCTCGGGCAATGACCCAGAGCAGATTCGCCGACGTGACGCGATCCTGAAGTCCGAGCCCGTCAAGAAGTTGCTGAAGGACAAGTCGGCTGATGATGTCGCGGCGATCTTCGACAAGGGGTTCTTCAGCGCCGCTCCTGACGTGGGAGGTACGGCAACCCCAACGCAGATCCAGGTCGGGGTGAACCCGGAAGCAGAAGCCGCGATCGTGGCCGATTATCGGTCTGTTCTCGAAGAGGCGCTGGTTGATGCCAATGGCGATCAGGGGGCGGCTGAGGATATAGCCAAGCGCCGCTTTCAGACCATCTACGGCACGACGCAGTTCAGCTCGCTCTCGAGCAACATCGTTGTGCGGTATCCGCCGGAGAAGGCTTACCCGGCCATGCCTGACGGATCGCACGACTATGTACGCGAGCAACTGGCAGAAGCCATGAAGGCCGAAGGTGTTGAGGCTGATGCATTCTACCTGCAGGGCGACGGGGATACCGAGAAAGATATCCGCGCCGGCAAGCCCGCCCGGTATCAGGTGTTCTACGAGAAGGACGGCAAGCTTCAGCGCTTCAACCTGCCTTTCTATGCCGACGTCGACGCCGCAAAGGCTTCATTCAAGGCGAAGCAGGAGCAGACCCTTCGGGAAGCTGAGCAGCGGATGCTCGAAAACCGTGTGCAGCAGGAGCGTACCTTCCCTGAAGGCGAAGGCGCCGGTCGCCTCGAGCGGTTCAGCAACGACAAGCTCTACCGCGGCATGGCGCGTGAAAACAGTCCGCTCGGCAAGGCGCTGGAAAAATCACGCCAAGCTCAGGATCGGGCAGCCAAGGCAAGGGCAGAAGATGATGCTGAACGCCGCGCGTTTGACGAACTGACACCAGAAGAGCAGAGGGAACGGTCAATGGATAGCTTCCTGAACGGGCCGTTCCAACCGCAGGGCATGCGCTAATGCCGTTTGATCGTAGCAGGCCGCTGTCTACCGCTGGGGCCGTAGGCGTCGCAGCTTTCGACGCTCCGGAGCCTTCATTTCTGGAAACGGTAGGCGCGGCTTTCCGGCAAGAGAACCTGATCGGGTCGGCCCTGACGAATGCCAACCTGTGGGGCGATCAAGCGTCTCTGACGAAGGTGGACCCCACCTACAACGTCTACCAGGATCCGGACTTCGCAGACCTGATAAAGGAAGCGCCGGACCAGTGGGACGAGGTCTACAACCGCACCGCCGCCGACGCGAAGCGCGCGCAGATAGAGAAGGAACGGAAGGACCGTGCAACGCTCGCAGCCTCGGGCTGGACAGGCGTGGGCGCTTCTTTCGTCGCTGGCATCGCTGACCCGACGATCTTGCTTCCCGGCGGCGCTCTCGCCCGCACTGGCAAGGTAGGCTTCAATGCTTTTCGCTCTGCGGCTTCCGTAGGCGCGATGGCGGCCGCTGGCACTGCCGTACAGGAGGCAGGGCTTCAGGCCACTCAGGAAGAGCGTACGGCCACAGAAAGCGCTATTGCGATTGGCGGTTCGGCTATCCTCGGCGGGCTGATCGGCGCAGGCGCCTCGAAGTTCCTATCGACGGGGGAGTGGACCCGCGTCAGCAAGCAGATCGAGAGCGATCTTGCTGAAGAAGGCGTTGAAGATGTCGTCGGCATGACCGACACCATCGTAAAGCGCATGCAGTCGGCTGGCGCCGCCGCCGTAGATGAAATCAAGCTGGATGACTTGGGCGTTGGTGGACCGAAGGCAGCGCAGATCGTTGCGCGTGCGACAGCGGCCGCGCGGATAAACCCCGGCATTGAAACCATGTTCTCTCCTTCGGTGAAGGTTCGCGAGACCTACGCACGGATGGTCGACAACCCGGTCTACACGACGATGCAGATGGAAGGCCGCTCGCTCGGTGCCGATGTCGAGAACCTCGTGAAACAGTATCAGCGTGGCGCTCTGGCTCAATGGCTGGAATCGTCCCGCAACATCTATCGGGAGGCCCGCAAGGCTGGGTACACCGGCAGCAAGACGGAGTTCTATCAGGCCGTTGCCAAGGCCGGACGGCGTGGAGACGTGGACCCTGGCGGGAACGAGTTCGTCACCCGGGCGGCTCAAGAGGCGCGATCCACGGTATTCAATCCGCTTCTGGAGCGAGCGCAGCGCATCGGCCTTCTGCCTGAAGACGTGAAGGTCTCGACGGCCGCCAGCTACGTGACCCGTCTCTGGAACCGTCAGAAACTGATCGGTGAGGAAGAGCGGTTTCGGAAAATCGCCCGCCAGTATTTCGCAGAGCAGATCGCAAAGCTGCCGGAAGGCAAGGGGCCGGACGCGATCAATGACGATGACCTAAAGGACTACATCGAAGATGTCGTCACGAGCGTGTTCAATAATCTCACCGGCAAGGGGTTGGCCGATGTGCCTGACTGGCTTGTGCCAGTGAAGCGCGGGCCTCTCAAAGAGCGCACGTTCAACATCCCTGACGAGCTGGTGGAGGAGTTTCTCGAAAACGACATGGAAGCCGTCCTCCGCCGATATACCCGAACCATGGGCGCTGAGGTGGAGCTGGCCGACAAGTTCGGCAGGGCCGACATGAAGCCTCAGTTCGAGGAAATCGCCAACGAATATAACGATCTTCGCAAGAACGCTAAGACGGATGATGAACGCCAACGCCTCCATAAGGCAGAAGCCCGCGACCTGAAAAACCTGCAGGCGTTCCGCGACATGATCCGCGGCACCTACCGCGCTGCCGACGAGGCAAGCGACTGGTCGAAGATCACGCGCGCCGCCCTGACATGGAATTACATCCGGCTTCTCGGCGGCGTGACCCTGGCGAGCTTGACTGACGCCTCCCGCTTCGTCGCGGTTCATGGCGTGCGGGCCACCATGCGAGAAGCGTTGCCGGCGCTCACCAAGGGCGTGAAGGCGGCCAAGATATCGAGAGCCGACGCTAAGGCCCTTGGAGCGGTCACCGAGCGCGTTCTTCAATCCCGGCTGGCTTCGTTGACGGATCTGAACGACCCCTACGCCTACGGCTCCCGGTTCGAGCGGTTCCTGTCCAATGCCTCGAACGTTTTCAGCAGGGCGACTGGCCTTGGCTGGTGGAACGATACGCTGAAGACGGTAGCGTCGGTGATGACGCAGAACCGCATGATGCGCAACGCGCTCGACTGGCACGGCGCGGACAAGACTGAGCGCGCCTATATGGCCTATCTCGGCATTAACGAGGACATGGCAGAGCGTATCGCGGCGCAGTTCCGGAAGTATGGGGTTGAAGAGGAAGGCGTCTATGGCGCCAACGTCAGCCAGTGGGACGACCAGGCGGCGGTGCGCGCTTGGGGCGCGGCGCTGAACAAGGACGTCGACCGCACGATTATCACCAAGGGCGTGACAGACACTCCGCTTTGGATGAAAACGAATTGGGGGAAGCTGATCTTCCAGTTCAAATCGTTCGGCCTTGCCAGCAATCAGCGAGTGCTCATCGCTGGCCTTCAGGAGCGCCCACACAGGCTTGCAGAGATGATGGTCATGTCGTCAGCCCTTGGCATGCTGATCGGATACCTGAAGTACGTTGAGCGCGGCGACATGGACGAGGCGAACAAGCTGCTCGACAACCCGGGCCTGTGGATTGCTGAAGGCCTTGACCGCTCTGGCGTGCTGGCTATCCCGTTCGAGATCAGCAATACAGCCGAAAAGCTGGGGCTGCCGGGTATCGTGACTGCTGCCCAGGCGGTGGCCGGCGACGAGGACCGCGGAGGCGGGGCTTCGCGCTATGCCAGCCGTGGCAAGCTCGGGGCCGTTCTTGGCCCATCGTCAGGCCTTTTCGAGGACTTGGCGATGATCGCACAGCAACTCAGTGAAGGCGACTTGAAGAAGAGCGGCGCGAATGCGATTATCCGGCAGGTGCCAGGTGCGACCCTGCCAGGCATCAGAACCGCTATCCATGTCGGTGTGAAGCCGGCGCTTCAAGAGGCTGTCCAGTAGTGCACGACATGGTGATCTTCGCAGGCATGGCTATGGCTCTCGCCTGCATCTGGATCGGGATGAAGTGGAAGGGCGTCACAGGCGGCGTTCTCGGCTTCATCATTGGCGCTGCACTGACTGGTTTCGTAGCCACGCGCGCAGGGGTTGATCTTGGCGACGGAGCAGGTTGCTCCCGATATAGCTCCTTCGCTGACGACTGCTAACCGGCCCCTGAGGGGGGCCTTTTCTTTGACATCCATCGTAGGCGCAGACGCGCTTTAACCGGACTCCCGGAGGGATATCGCATGGCTATTGGATCTGACAATTCGAAGACGACGTCCGCAGAACACGCGGCCGCTGTGACACCAAACGACAATACCGATCTGACCTACACCACGCGCGGGCTCTACGTCGGCGTGGCAGGGAATATATCGGTGGTGATGGCCGGCGGGGAGACTGTGACGATCCCCGTGCAGCCTGGACTTCATCCTCTATCGGTTTCAAGGGTGCGAGCCACCGGAACCACAGCTACCGGCATCGTCGCCGTCTGGTAGACCTCACACCATTCAAGCAAATCGCCAAAGCAGCGCCAGGCTCCCTACATCGGGGGCCTTTTTGTTATGGGAAATTCCATGCCGACAGAATTTGATGACAGCCAGCACTTCGCCACTTTCAAGGGCACCGGCGCTATGCGCACCGGCAACGCATTTGATGTGCGGTGGTCAGAGGTGACGCTGGCCGCATTGCGCGCGGCAGGCGTGCTGGACAACATGGTAGATGGGTTGTCACCGCCTACGACTGACAAATTGTGGCTGGACAAGAACTTGGACCCAGCCGTGCTTAAGGCATGGGATCCAGTTGGCCTGGCGTGGACGAAGGTTTCCTTCAGTACCGCCCTCATGCAGCCCTCTACCTACGACCCACAGCGTATTGCGAAGGACGCATTCGACACCGCCAACCACTCTTTCCGTGCGAACATTACGGGCGCTTTGCCACGCCCCGCGCTTAACAAGATGCGCGACACCCTTAGCGCTCTCGACCTCATGACGTCGGGTAGCCTCGATCAGGCCATCCGCCGCAGAGAGGCGACAAACTCGGATGCATCGGAGGTGACGGCCAAGTTCCAAGAAGCGTTCAGTGAATGCGCCGACCGCGGCTGGGCTCTCGTTGCCCCAGACGGAACCTATCCACTCAACTCCCGGCTGACGGCTGGAAAGCCGCTGTCACTCAAGGGGCATTCCGAAACGGGAACGCGTCTGCAGTGGGTGTCTGGAGCGGCATCGTCCGGCGTTCGGGTGGCGGTGAGCGCCAGCCCAAGGCCGATGGTATTCGAGGATCTGACGCTCGAAACCTTCGGTGTCGCGGCGGGAAAAGCGCTGGATGTCGATTGCTCCGGTCTCATCTCCGGCGGACTAATCATGCCTCGTGCAGAGAGCCACGCGAATATCAGTCGTCTTCTGATAAAGGGCGCGAGTGGCTACACAGTCAATGGCTGGGATGTTGGTGTCGACCTGATTTCCTGTCTGTCTTGTACGGTCCGCGACACCCGCATCAACGGGGTCTATACGGGCGCTTACGGGTCCGTGCCGCAAGCCTCTCGTGGCGTGAGGTTCGGGGGCGATGGTTCTCCGACATCCCTCGACATTCGCGGCCTGTGGGTCAGCGCCGTCAATGAGGCTCTGGAAACGATTGACGCCGAAGGTATCTACCTTTCCGGCTTCGAGTTCGTCACGGTCAACAAGGGGATCACCACCGTCAACACGCTGAACGAAAGTGTCCTGACTGCTTCGTCAGGTCATATCGCTTTCGTTGGAACGGCCATCGACATCGAGCGCATGGCCGAGTTCGATATCAATACGCTCTCGCTCTACAACGTCGCCAACCCGGCCGAAGTGATCGGCATGAAGATCCGTGACTGCGCGCGCGGACGCATTGCCGGGAACCATTTCCAGCGGACTGGAACCACGACGATATACCGCGGCATCATCATTGAAAGCGGCAACAACAATACCATCGAGCCCAACATCTTCGATGTGGGCAATACGGGCCAGCCGATAGAGATACAGGCCGGAGCGACGAACACCGACGTTCACAAGCAGCGTTTCCTGAATGCAAACGCCTTCCCGATCATCGACGCTGGATCCAATAGCCGGTTTGAAGAATTCCCCAGTTATGGCGGAAATCTCAATTCGATATACACCGGGCCGGGTCGGGCGCGCCAGGTGCATACGCTCGTCGTGGGCTGCACAGGCGGGCCCGCCGATACACTGACAGGCGTCGCTATCAACACCGGCGGCGCTATTGTCGAAACATTCTCGTTCGATGGAAATACCGCGCTTCAAACATTCACATCTCCAAACCTGGGGCTGTCTTTCCAGAGGCGGAAGGTTTCGGGAACGTGGGGATCTTGGGGTCCGAAGGAAGCAGAAAACGGCTCAAACGCAAATGGCAAGTACACGAAGCTGGCAGATGGAACGCTAATCTGCACACACACGCTGAATATCACTTCCGTTGTAGGGTCTACGGTTTCGGCAACGTGGACGTTCCCAATCTCGGCGGTTGCCGCTCCGGAAACTGTTACCACAAACGTACCTTCTGCTTCGCTCGGCAGCATCTTTAGCAGCGCCTCAGGCAAAACCAGCACTCAGGCGACAATCAATCTTCGTCGCAACGATACCGCAGTTGCCACGGCGGTTGAGGTGACGATGATAGGACGGTGGAAGTAGGATTGGGGCTAACTCGGGAGCACCAATCCGTTCCTGCTGACATAGTAGTCCGTAACAGCCTGGTGCATCTTCTCGAACCGGACCTTCGCCTCTCCGAAATGCAGCGATAACTTCTGCCTGTCCATCTCCAGAAGATATTCCCTCACGGCGAGGGCCAGAGCATCGGCAGCCGGATCAATGGTCGGCTCTGGTGGGGAGACGCCGAGCGCCTGTTCCGGAGTGAGATCATACCGCGCCATGTAGTCATCGCACAGGCTAAGGAGAGTTTCACGATCAGGCGTATCGAGTTTGTCGTGCATTTTGTTCCTCTAGTGTGACGGCAGGGGATTTACACTTTACCACGGATAGATGGGAGATGGTAACCTAGAGCCCCGGGGAACAGAGGTACCCCTAAAGCTGGGGGGCTTCCCTTGGAAAAATAATCATTGCATTAAGAGCCCTCCATTAGAATACGTAGATCAACTTTACTAGATCGCGGAGACGGCAGGGTGACCATGATGGGGCGCGCAAGTCAGGATGACGTTAAACTCGTGAAGGCTTCCGGGCTTTTTGACGAGCAGTGGTACCTCGGACGGTACCTTGATGTCGCAATATTGGGAATGGACCCGGTTGAGCATTACCTGTGGCTCGGAGGGAGGCTCGGGAGAGACCCGTCGCTTAGCTTCTCAACGCTCGGATATTTGGAGCTTTATAAGGACGTCGCAGCTTCAGACATAAACCCACTAATTCACTACCTTAAATTTGGCCGTAAGGAAGGGCGAGTTGCCGGCTATCGTCCAAACCCATCTAGACCGTTCTTACAGATGCGCACACGGGTGAAAGATCGAAAGAACCGAGTGGGCGTCTTTGCAATCTACCTTGCGGATGGCGAACTGAATCAAAAGGTTGAATGGTACCTCAGCGCCCTGGGAGAGGTTTGCGACAAGGTAATCGTTGTGGCCGATCATGCCCTCGCACCGAAGGATCTGGAGCGTCTTCGCCGGATGACACCGTACATTCTGGCTGAACGTCACCGTGAGTACGACTTTGGCTCTTATAAGCGGGGAATCCAGATCGCCGACGATAGAGGCTTTTTGAGAAAGGCAGACGAGTTAGTCCTCTGCAACGATAGTTGCTTCGGACCGATCGACAGTTTTGTCCCTCTCATGGAGGCGATGGAGAAGAAGGAAATAGACTTCTGGGGGATGACGGCTAACAACAAGCCTACCCAGCACCTTCAGTCGTACTTTCTCGTGTTCCGTCGAAGGGCCTTCGAGACTGGCGCCTTTCGCGACTTCTTCGAGGCGGTCGAAGTAGAAGATAATGTCCAGGCGGTCATCTTAAAATACGAGACACAACTTACTGGCTTGCTTGAGGCTCAGTCACTGCGATGGGAGGCGTTCGTTTCTCCGACAGTCCCTGCCAGCTCCATGCTTAACGGGAACCCAGTCCACAACCCTGTGCGCCTTTTGAAGATGGGAATGCCTTTGGTGAAGGTGAAGGCGCTAAACCATATCCTCGCAAATGACGATGGGATCCCTCAACTCATATCGGAGATAAGGCGACGATCGCCTGATGTATGCGCGATCGTCGAATCTGAAAGCGAAGCGCTCAAGTATGCCGACGCCCCGAAAGTGGGCTTCTCAATCATAATGCCCCTTTATAACCGTGTGGGCCAGGTCTTCCGAGCGATAGACTCGGTGATGTCACAGACGCACCAGAATTTTGAGCTGATAATCGTTGACGATTGTTCTGATGATGGTGGGCCGGACGCGATTGAGGAGCGTTACTCGTCTGAAATATCCAGCGGCAAGATCATCTTGGAACGGCTCAAAAAGCGGAGCGGGGTGTCGGCGGCTCGAAACGCGGGTCTGCGCATGGCCCGAAAAGACTGGATTGCCTATCTCGATTCCGACAATGCAGTGACCCCGGGCTACCTTATTTGCTTCGCGAGCAGTATCGTCACGAACCCGGATCGCAAAAGCTTCTACGCTCGCTGGCGCAACCACACAACCGGCATGGTGTTGGGCGCCGCGTTTGACCGAGAACGACTCAAGAAGGGTAACTACATCGATCTTGGGGTGTTCGTTCACCGCCGCGACCTGCTCGACACGGTCAAAGGCTTCAATGAGGATCTAAAGCGGTTGGTCGATTGGGATCTGATCCTGCGCATCACGGCAGACCATGAGCCTCTTTATATTGAGAAGCCTGTGATGATCTACTGGGACGATGACCAAGACAGAACACGGATTTCCGTACGAGAGTCTCTTGATGTGGCCATACACCACGTCAAGGAGAGCAATGACATGCAGTTCACTGTCACGACTATAATCCCGGCATACAACCATCAAGACTTCATAGAGGCCGCAGTTCAAAGCGCATTGGACCAGCGTGGAGATTTTAAGCACGAGATCATTGTTTGCAGTGACGGATCTACCGACGCAACACCGACGCTGGTCGCGAAGTTGCGCAAGGAACATGGGTCCATAATACGCAACCTCTCAACCTCCAAGAACGAGGGCATATCTGAAACCTTCAGGCGCTGTATTTCGGCCGCGACGGGCGATTTCATCGCGGTGCTTGAAGGCGATGATGTGTGGACGGATGAGCTTAAACTACAAAAGCAACTAACCTTCTTGCGGGAAAACGACGACTGCTCAATGGTCTTCTCAAAGATACTGGTCAAGCGCCTCCCTGGCGGGGAGCAATCCTTCTTGGACCGTCAGACAAAACTGAATAAGAACAAGCTCACCGGCGACGATTTTTTGGCCGATCCGTCAATGAACCTTATCGCCAATTTCTCTAGCTGCATGTTTCGCGCCAACGGCCTGAAAAAGGCTCCGAAGCGTCTGTTTGAAAACCGCTTCAACGAAATTGCATTGGCATTCTACCTTGAAACGTTAGGTAAAATCGGCTTCATCAATGAACCGATGAGCGTTTATCATCAGCATGAAAAGGGTGTTTGGACGGGAAGCACGCGCGAGCAGCAGTTGCGAAGTGGGATCGAGACGAGGGAGATGGTGTTAGATGTAGCGCATCCTAGATATCGAGCCAGAATTCTCGACATCATTGAGGAGCGCTACAAAAAGCCTCTGACTGAACTAGAGGCGAAGCTAGACCGCAAGGAGCTTGCGTAGCTCAAGCCCAATTTGAACGGTGTTCTTCCAGGATGCCAACCAAGTTGTCAAAATTGCAGTCGGGCCTCCTAACGAAGAACGAGAGGGTCCGACTGCTTGCAATAGGGCGAGCGAATTCCTCCACCAAATGATACTCCGGCCTTGGTGAGTAGTCGTGCATGCCCAATACCGAGCCCAAGGGCAAATATCTCAACGCCTCAAGGAAACATGCCACTCTGAAGCGACCGTCGACTAAGCATAGGTCGTAATCGCTGAAACCCGTGTTCAGGATCGCCTTCGAATACGAAGGGAAACGATGCTCGTGTTCTCTGGACGTCGGCGTACCCCAGCCGCCTGTCGGGCCGACGTCTATGTGACTTAGCTGGATTTCTCTGCCTGTTTCGCGGCCGATCTGTTCCGCAACGCTACCGACCCATTCGGCGCTGGTGTCGACTGCGTGTATCCTTTTTCTTACGAGCGTTGATGCAAGAATGGTGCTCCCGCCCATCCCAAACTCAAAGTACGAGTCCGCTTCCGTCAGAAACGAGCTGAACAACTTTATCTCGTCTTCGTGCATCTGAATTTTCATAGCCAGCTCCATTTCGAAGGTTTTCCCTAACGGTCTGTCTAGACGAGCAGCTATCGGGAACGCAACACCTGAACCTCACCACATCGGAGAACATCATGACTGTGCCCATCACGGCGCAGCAAATCCGCACGGCTGCCAAAGCCACGGGGAGTGCTGCGAACCTGCAATCTGTGCTGACCTCTCTCGATCGTTACGGTGCTGATGTCGGGCTGGATCGCCTGCACCGCCTGGTTCATTACCTCGCGCAGCTGATGCACGAGAGCGGCAGCTTCAAGTTCGACAAGGAGATCTGGGGTCCGACGCCGGCGCAGCAGCGCTATGACACGCGCACCGATCTCGGCAACACACCAGAGAAGGATGGCGACGGTTATCTCTACCGTGGCCGTGGCGCGATCCAGATCACCGGGAAGTCAAATTATACGGAGTTTACTGCGTGGGCGCGTAAACTTGATAAATCTGCCCCTGACTTCGTGGCGCAGCCGGACTTGGTGAACACTGACCCATGGGAAGGCCTCGTCCCCATCTGGTACTGGACGACGCGCAACCTCAACACCTGGGCCGACCAGAACGATATTGAAACTCTGACCCGAAAAATTAACGGCGGCAAGAACGGGCTTGCTGACCGGATAGACTACTACGGCCGGCTGGCGCTGGTCGTTTGCGGCTACTCGCCCGACGCTTCTGGTGCCAAGGCCTTCCAGCGCGCCGCGGGCTTCACCGGAGACGCGGTTGACGGCGATGTAGGCCCGAAGACACGCGCCGCCCTCCATAACGCCTTGCTGGCCCGTTCTGCAGTATCTGGCGATGAAGCTGTTCGATCGGCTCCGGTGGTTGAAGAGACCACGGTCGAAAAGCCGGTCGTCCCCAAGAAGGTCGAGCAGGAAGTCAAGCAGAAGACGAATTGGCTCTCGACCATCTTCGGCGGAATCTTCGGCACTGGCGGCTTCGCGGCCTGGCTTGCTGGGATGGATCGCGATGCGCTGATCCTCGTGGCCGGTATCGCGCTATTTGTCGTGATCGGCATCCTCATCGGCGGGCGGTGGCTCGTGCGTCGGGTGAAGGACATTCGGAAGGAACTTGAGGCATGAGCCTCTTCGACCTCCTCAAGCTCGCTGCGGGCGCGCTAATCGGCTTTGGCCTCTGTGTCCTGCTCTACGTGCCTGGCGCTGTCAGGGAGGCCAGAGAAGCCGAAGCCGCCCGCCTGACTGCCGCAACCAATACCGCAATCGGAGAACTGACCAATGAAGCTGACAAGGCTCGCTTTCGTCGTCGTCTGTGCCTCGACAGTGGCGGCGTGTACATCCACCAAGCCGGTCAGTGTAGCGAAAGGCCAGCTGCAATCCACGGCTAGGTCGATCGCCGGCACTTCGCTGATCGGAGCTCGAGGGGCGACGGAGCGCGACCAGGACAAGATCGATGACACCGTTGCGGGGCTGTGCGGCGCGCGGGCTTACACCCCCGACGAATGCGCAGCGCATGACAAGGCGGTCCGCTAATTCACCGTCTTGCCGCTTGCCTTCAGCACGGACGTAAACACCTTTGAGACATCAGGCGGGCGCTTCGGATCCGCGTTCCAGTCTGCGTCCATGCAGCACTGAGGGCACGGCATGCCGGCGCCACCGCATCCGCACGCCTTCGGGCCATGCCAGGGCTTGGTGGAATGGAACTCGCATACAAACCCGGTTCCTCTGCAGCGGTGACAGTTCGCCATCTCTGACCTCGTGAGCTTCCATGAACGAAACCGACATACATGGCGGCCGGCGGTATCGCGGCTGCAACGGGGCGGTGCTCGCCGTCGAGAAGGTTGAAGATGGGCGCGTGTTCTATCGGGTCAACGGGACCGGAACCAGAACATCAATGGAGCTATGCGCATTCGCGCCGCTCGTAAAACACGAGATTATAGACGGCTGAGGCAAGTGTTCGAGCACGCGCCCCAGCCTAAGCAATCCCGATAGCATGCATCGAGACTGCCTGCCGACATTACGCCAGCAGGAGGTTTCTTTTTTGTTACTCACGTCCACACGGCCGGATTATCGCATGGATGAACTAATTCAAAAGCTGGGCGAGTTCTGGGGCCCTGCCGGCGTCATCTGTGCGCTCGAGGCTCTGGTGATCGTCTATCTCTATCGGGGCAGGGAGGCCGATCGCGCCAAGTATGACGCGGCGCTGAAGGAGTCCGCGGACGAGGGCAAGGAAACGCTGAAGCTCGTCATTCCGATCGTGCAGAAGATGACTGCAACTTTGGACGTCACCCTTCCGGTGCTCATGTCGAAGATCAACGGAGGCAATCAATGAGCCTCTTCCACTGGCGCAAGAAGCCAGACCACCGAGAAATCGAGCACATCGAAGCAGAGAAGAAAGAGCTGAAGGCTGAACTCGCTCTGTCAGTGATGCAATTCGAGCGGCGTCGATCCACCGTCGAAGAGATTGCAGACAACGTGATGGCATACATGCATCAGAAGGGTGGCCGGAATTGAAAAGGCTCAAGACGTCTATCGTAGCATGGTCAGGCGCCGCCGCCCTGGCTTCTTTCGCAGTCCTCTACCAGATCGTCCCGTACGAACGATTGCTCGACGTGGCATTGAGCCTTACCTTCGGCGTCTCGTTGGCTGCCGTTCTGAGGTACGCCCTGGATGCGTTCCGAGCCTTTCGCAGCGGGCGGGGCGGGGCAGAGTTCCTGATTGTGGCCGTGTTCTCCATGGTGCTCCTCCTGCTGGTGCAACGGACCTGGGGTATCGTGCTTCGGGTCTACGATCGGCCGGACTGGCTGGTGAACTCTCCCATGACGATCTTCATTCCGTGGATGCTGGCTTGGTCAGTATCGCTGACGCTTGTTGCGCCTGACATGGGGGCCATGGGCGAAGAGAACAGGGCCAGCCTTTGGAGGAGCATCGCGCTCTTCATTGCCGGCGCTCTGGCGGGCTTCGTCCTGTCCACCACGTTCCATAGCCAGAACAAGGAGCTCTCGGCTCTGACCATCTGGCCTCAATTTGCGGGTCAGGTGATTTGTCCGACCCAGCAGCCGGGATGGGCGCCAACCGATCGGCTCTACAACATCGAGGACGCTGCCGGCATGAAGCGCAACTAACCCACTCGCCGCCTCTGTACGCTATCGTACAAAACAATCCGCCCGCCGTGCCCTTCATTGGGTGCGGCGGGCTTTTCTGCGTTTCAAGGGCTGCACCAGTCGTTTCGCTTGCCCTTCCGCCACTCCTTAGCGAAACCCTCGCGGAGCAACTGCGCTCCAATCTCGCGCCCCTCGACATAGAGGTTGACCAGAGGCCGGCCGAACTTGTCCCGGCCCTTCACCTCAACGTGCACATCCTTCCCCTCGATAAGATCCTTGAGCCGTCGCTTTGCCAGCAGGGCAAGCTTCCGCTCCTTCTCGCATTTTGCGTGGCTGCCGATCTCCGGCGTGTCTATGCCGGAGACGAAGGGCGTTCCCCCGCCGAGCAGGCGCATGTTCTGGCCGTACTCGTCCTTCACGGTATCGCCATCTACAGCAGTCAGTGAGGCGCTTAGGAGGAGCGCGAGGATCATCAATAGCCTTCAGGCCTATATGACCTGATCAGCTTCGAGAACACGTACTCCATAGGGTGGTCCCAGATCTTGTGCTCGTATCGCTTGCCCGACTGAACGTCTGAAGGTATCCAAACGTCGCCGCCGGGAGTACGGAAATGGCAATATTCGAAAATGTCATGAGTCAGTTGGGCTGTAGTCAACGTCTCCTTGAAGGAGATGAACGGCAAGACCTGGTTCTGTTCGGCGGCTTTGTAATGCGGCCCCTGATGTGTGATCCGCTTTCCATCTAGTGGGCCTCCCAGAGCGAGGCCGTCGTAAAGCTTGGGCAATTTCATCTCCTTCAGATAGCTCGTGTTCTCGTGTGGAGACTGAGCCGGTTTCACCTGTTATGCAAGCAGTGCCGCGCACATGAAGAGGGTGTTGAGCATTCAGGGTTCCTCAAAGGCGAGGGCGGCGCGACCGGCTGCGGTGATTTCAAAACCGCCGCTTTCCACACGCCGGATAAGGCCCAGATCGATGAGGTCGTAAAGATCGCTGTCTTTGCTCTTCGAGTAGCTGCCAGGATCTCCTGCAATAGCCCGTAGGTCTCGCTTTTGCTCTGCGGAAAGCTTCACGGCTTATCCTCCATTTGCGTCTCGTGCGATGTGGTCTGCTTCTGTGCTTCTGTCACGCTGCACCTCCTTCCGCCTTGGCGATGGCTGCTCGGAGCTGCGCCCGATCCTTCGGGTGAAGGTTGCCCCAGTTGTTCACGATCTTCTGGCACGCCTCCAGCAGATCAGGAGCGGCGTTGCGCAGCGTCGTGTCTTTGTCGGCATCCTCCTTGCTGGAAAACCGGCGCACGATGGCCGTGAACTGCTCGTCTGCCGCGCCAAACTGGATGACGCCGCCGTGCCCCGGCTCCGGCATCTTGTGGTCAAAGGCGTAGCTGCAGAGGGCTTGGAAGAACTCGTTTTCCACGTTGCGGGTGTCGAGCGCCAGTTGAGGGTCTTTGCCGAAACGGGCGAGGACGATCTGGTTCGTCAGCGGCGAAACGCGGATCCCGACGAGGCTTAGGCTGGTGGTCATCATCATCTCCAATCGTGTACCTGATTGAAGTTGTATCGTGTACATGGTATTAGGTCAATATCATGTACACGTTTGAGAGGCCGCTTTGACAGAAATTCATGTACACGCTAAGCCGTCGCGTATGGGGCGTAAGAAAGAATGGACGGAACAGCTACGTTTGCCGCTGGCCGCAGGCACGACGGCGAGGATTGACTCTGTCCTTGAGGAAGGCGAGCCGCGCCTCGACATGATCCGTGAAGCGATCGAGCGGGAAATCAAGCGCCGAGAGAAGGCGAAGAAGTAGCTGAGTCAGTCCGCCCAATACCCCGCCAGCAGATCCCCGTTCTTCTCCCCGCAGGAGGTACACCGGAGACGGGCGGCAATATCGGATAGATCCTTCATCCCGACATAGGCCTTGTCCAGCGCCTCGCGATCCATCTCACGCTCTGCCCCGCATGACCGACACCTCGCCAGCAGGACAACCCCGTAAGGCGTCGTATGAAGATACCCGCCTTGTCCGCAGCCGTGGTGATGGATGAACCGCCTGGGCATGCCTTCGCTCTCCTCGTCCTAAACGAGACCGAGCCGCACTATTCGGTCATGGTAGCTCCTGGCCGCCAAGCAGGTGAGGGCACAGATGGAGCGAGTCGGGAGAGGGGTCAAGCCGTTGTCCACAGTGGGTCAAAACAGTGGATATCATTTTACAGAATGGCGTTGACAGGCCCGACAAGTTCGGGCTTTCGTGGGCGTCACTTTACAGGCCGGTTCCGGTCAAGGATATGAAATCCCGGGACATGCAATCGGATTTGTAATCAGGGGGTCGCGGGTTCGAACCCTGCCGGGGGCACCACTTCTTTTCTCAGACAATCCAGCCATGCGATCCGCGCGCAGTTCCCGTCGTGCGCCAATCTTTGATCAAGCGTACCGGAATCGCGGCTTCTGGGCTTCGTTCGGCGCCAGATCCTGTGCACAGTTCGACTGCCGCAATATGCTGCGGTTTTCCCAACTTGCCCTGCCACCCGGCGGGGCTTTTTGTTTATGGGTGGAGGTGCCGCTAGCGCGGCCGCGGCACGGTGGCCGCGAGCCGCGCGTTTCGTCTTGGCTCAGGCCTTGCCGACGCCGGTATAGGCAAACCCCTGTGCCTCGACCTCGTGCGGGCGGTAGACGTTGCGCAGGTCAACGAGGATCGGCGACTTCATCACCGACTTCAGGCGCTTCAGGTCGAGCGCGCGGAACTCGTTCCATTCGGTGACGAGCACGGCGACATCGGCACCTTCCGCGGCCTGGTAGGGGCCGCTCGCAAAGTCGATCTCCATCATCTGCCTGGCGTTTTCCATGCCTTCCGGATCGTAGCCTGAGACAATGGCGCCGGCATCCTTCAGGGTCTGGACGACCGCAATCGACGGGCTGTCACGCATGTCGTCGGTGTTCGGCTTGAAGGTGAGGCCCAGCAGCGCAACCTTCTTGCCGCGCACATCGCCGCCGGCCGCGGCAATGACCTTGCGGCCCATGGCGCGCTTGCGGCTGTCGTTGATGGCAATCGTTGTTTCGATGAGGCGCACCGGCGCATCGAAATCCTGCGCCGTCTTGGCAAGCGCCAGCGTGTCCTTCGGGAAGCAGGAGCCGCCGTAACCGGGGCCGGCATGCAGGAACTTGGAGCCGATGCGGCCATCAAGTCCGATCCCGCGCGAGACGTCCTGCACGTCCGCGCCAACTTTCTCGCAGAGATCGGCGATCTCGTTGATGAAGGTGATCTTCATGGCGAGGAAGCCGTTCGCTGCATACTTGATCAGTTCGGAGGTGCGGCGCGAGGTAAACAGGAGCGGCGACTGGTTGAGGTAAAGCGGCCGGTAGACTTCCGTCATCACATCGCGCGCCCGCTCGTCCGAAAGACCCACCACGATTCGGTCCGGGCGTTTGAAGTCCTCGATTGCCGCACCTTCGCGCAGGAATTCCGGATTGGAAACCACGGCGAAATCGGCACCCGGATTGGTTTCGCGGATGATGCGCTCGACTTCGTCGCCGGTGCCGACTGGCACCGTGGACTTGGTGACGACGACGGTGAAGCCGGTCATGGCCTCGGCGATCTCGCGTGCGGCGGCATGCACATAACCGAGATCGGCATGGCCATCACCACGCCGTGACGGCGTGCCGACCGCGATGAAGACGACGTCGGCATCGGCAACGGCGGGTTTCAGATCCGTGGTGAAGGAGAGGCGGCCGGCCTTCACATTCGATTCGACCAGGGCATCGAGCCCCGGCTCATAGATCGGCATGATGCCCTGCTTCAGCGCCTCGATCTTTTCGACCGCCTTGTCGACGCAGACCACGTCGTGCCCAAAATCAGCAAAGCAGGCACCCGATACCAGGCCAACATAGCCCGACCCAACCATCACAATACGCAT